TTATTCATGGGTTGGATGGATGAAAGGGTTGAGGATTCGGTTCAGTTGTTCGTGCTCGACCAGAAACCCGTCGTGTCCGAACGGGGAGTCGATCTGATGGTAGGTGCTGCGCGGCAGCATCCGGTGCAGCGCCTGCATTTCGGGCACGGTGAAGATGATATCGGTCGAAATGCCGACGACCAGACATTCGGCCGTGATTCGTTGCAGCGCCGCTGCCACGCCTCCGCGCTGGTAGCCGACGTCGTGCGTGTCGAAAGCGTTGAGGATCTTGTAATAGGAGTAGGCATTATAACGCCGGCAGAGCTTTTCTCCTTGGTACTGCTGGTAGGTGCAGGCCCGGTGAGAGGAGAAGTCGTCGCTCTCGTCCTGCTGCGAGAGGTCGTAGCCTTCCGGCCCCCGGTAAGAGAGCAGCCCGATAGCCCTCGCCGCCGCGAGTCCCTTCATGCCGGCGGTGGCGTAAGGTTCCCCGAAGGTCGAGTCGGCTTCGATGGCCATGCGCTGCGTTTCGTCGATGGCGATGCTCCAGGGCGACGCTTTGGCAGCCGTGGCGATCAGGACCAGCTTGCCGATCCGCTCGGGCTCCTGGACGGCCCATTCGACCGCCTGAAAGCCGCCGACGGAGCTGCCGACCAAGGTGTGGATGCGGTGAATGCCCAGAATGTCGGCCAACAGCCGGTGGGCCCGTACCATGTCGCGGATCGTCAGTTCGGGGAAATCCTTGTAATAGGGGCGTCCGGTCGCCGGATTGACGTGCAGCGGCCCGGTCGTGCCGTAGTGCGAGCCGAGGATGTTGGCGCAGATGATGAAATGCTCGGCGGGGTCGAGGAATTTGCCCGCCTCGACCGTGTGCGGCCACCACGAGGCCACGTCCGAATCGGCGGTCAGGGCGTGGCAGACCCAGATGACATTGTCGTGGGCCGCATTCAGTTTCCCGTAGGTGCTGAATGCGATCGTCAGTTCGGGCAGAATGCCTCCCCGCTCCAATTCGAAAGGTTGGTTATGACGGTATATATTCATTGTGTTTACAGTCGTTTTAATGCGTTGCCGATCTCTTCTTTCAGGTCGTCGATGTGTTCGATGCCCAGCGAGAAGCGCAGCATGTTGGGATAAACGCCCGAAGCGACCAGTTCGCGTTCGTTGAGCTGGGAGTGCGTCGTCGAAGCGGGGTGTACCAAGAGACTCCGGGTGTCGCCCACGTTGGCCAGGTGGCTGATGATCTCCAGGTGGTTGAGCAGCGAGGAAGCTTGCTCGGCCGACCCTTTGACGCGGAAGGTCAGTACGCCGCCGAAACCGTTGGTCAGGTACTTCTTGGCCAAATCGTGGAAAGGACTGCTCTTCAAACCGGGATAGTTTACGCTCTCGATCTTGGGGTGCTTCTCGAGCCATTGGGCCATTTCGAGCGCATTGTCCACCGATCGCTGTACGCGCAGCGAGAGGGTTTCGAGTCCTTGCAGCAGCAGGAAGGAGTTGAACGGACTCTGGCAGGCGCCCGTGTCGCGCAGCACTTCGCACCGTGCCCGTACGGCGAAAGCCTGGTCGCCGCAGTTTTCCCAGAAGTTGAATCCGTGATACCCTTCCGAGGGTTCGCTGATCAAGGGGTAGCGGCCGTTGCCCCAATCGAAGTTGCCGCCGTCGATAGCCACGCCGCCCATGCTGTTGCCGTGACCTCCGATCCATTTGGTCGCTGCGTGCAGCACGACATTGGCGCCCCATTTGATCGGCTGGCAAAGGTAGCCGCCGGCTCCGAACGTATTGTCGGCGATTACCGCGATGCCGTGTTTGCGGCCGATTTCGGCGATCGCCTCGAAATCGGGGATATTGAAGGCCGGGTTGCCGATCGTTTCGATGTAGATGGCCCGCGTACGGTCGTCGATGAGTGTCGAGATGCTCTTCGGGTCGTCCCCTTGTGCGAAACGGACCTCGATGCCGAGTCGGCGGAGCGTGTATTTGAACTGGTTGGTCGTTCCGCCGTAGAGGTAGGAGGTGCTTACGATATTATCGCCTGCCTGGGCGATGTTCGTGATGGCGAGCATTTGGGCGGCCATGCCCGATGCCGTCGCAACGGCTCCGGTACCTCCTTCGAGGGCGGCGATGCGCTCTTCGAAAACGGCGGTCGTGGGGTTGTTCAGGCGGGTGTAGATGTACCCCGGTTCCGTGAGGGCGAAAACGGCGGCGCTCTTTTCCGCACTTTCGAAGGTGTAGGCCACCGTCTGGTGGATGGGGACGGCGCACGATCCGGTCGCGGGATCGGCCTGTTGGCCTGCATGTACTTGCAGGGTTTCGAAACGGAGATTCTGTTTTTTCATGGTTTTGAAAGTTGATTTATGTTTTCGGGATTGTTACAAACAAAAAAATCCGGCTGAACCAGCCGGATTTAAGAGATACACGTACGACGAATCTTACACCCGGCATTTACACCTGCGCATCGACATCATCATACCCATCATCGAAACCGAAAGTCCGACGATCAGCGAGTAAGAATTATTGGATGTAATGCCGTTTTTCATGCGGGTAAAATACGGGTTTGTTATCGTATTGATGTCGTAAATATAGTTATTTTTCGTGAAATGGTGCTGTCGAGAGAAAAATATTTTACAATGCCATTATTCAGTCTGAAAATGCAATATTTGTAAATATAAGATTTTTTCTCGAGAATCCCTGTTTGTATAAAATGTTGAAAATTAGATCTATTTGTGGCCCGTTCCGTATTTGAAATTCTTAAATTAAGAATAGTTTAATTAAAAAATGTAGTTGAAAGTTTGATATTTGTGATATGTTAGATTTACTTGTTTGATATGTGATACTTAGGCAAATTATTTGCCGATGCAGCATATTGGACTAATTGTCTACCAATGTTTTGAAAATTAAACGGTAGGAAAGTCTTATTTTGCTCTTTATTCTTCGCTGAACTGATGCAAAGATAATGCGTTTTTCCGGTACAGGAAAACAAATGAAAAGACTTTGATAAAAAAGGTGGTTTTGGGGGCAAATTTGCCAGCTGTACTATGAGGTTTTCGGAAGATTTTGCATAGCATTTCATCTAGTGTTATGCCTATGTCTATATTGCTGGTTGCTCCTCCAAGATTGAACACGGAGTGACTGATATTGATTGCTGGCGAAAAGAAAAAATACCCAGTAGGCTAATTTTCTTCTCTCCCTCTATTTGACTTAACTTTATTGCCCGTGTATATAATAACGGTCATTAAAGTCAAGTTGAGAGTGGAGACATATCTTTTTCTTTTGGCAAGCAAAAATTCAGTTATTGGAAATTTTCGAATAACTGAATTTTTAAAGCCCCAACATATCATATAATATACAAAAAGGAGCATTTTTAGTTACTATATGATATATTGAGGCTTTAGCGTATTGCTGACGAGTTCATGCCTTTTACAAGACAAGGCACTTGCCCGGATTAAAACCATTGGCGATATGTTCGTTCTCAAAAACATATCCCATCTGATTGCAAACTACCTTTGTTCCGTTTATCTCAGCATCAATGTTGGTATGTGAATGCCCATAAATCCATGCATCAATGCGACTGTCGGCGATAAGCCTACTCAGTTCAGTTGCAAATGCACTATTCAACACAGAACCTTTATGGTGAGATGCAACAACCTCCAATGTGGGAAGATGATGCGTTATTACCACAATGTGTTTGGCGGTGGTTTCCACCAGACTTTGCTTGATGAAATCCAAACAGAAGTTGTGCATCTGATTGAATTCCTCTGTTTGGAGCAATTTGCCATTATACATTATCTGCCGAAAGTCGTTCATGCCCTTCCACACAAAATACTCGTCAGATGGAGATATTCGAGACCACAAAGTGCTCATGATAAAGTCGGTATCATCAATCCGCACTACTTGATTCTGATAATATCCTACATTGTTCTTGAACAGCCATTTCCATTGCAATCCCTTGTCCATTACATCACAATAATTGTAATACTCATGGTTTCCGGGCACAATGAGCACCTGACGATAATTCGCAGATGCCCATTTCCAAAAGTTAGCCAAAGGCGCGACCTTGTTTTTCAAATAGAATATATCTCCGGCAAGAACCAGAACATCGCCCGTCGCAGGCAATTCATTATGCTTCAACCACCTGCTGTTGTCGCTGAACTCCAAATGCAGGTCACTCATATATTGTATCTTCATAATCTATTTATGTTATTAACTTTTTGTGTAAATCAGTTCATAATACTCTGAATTTGATTCGTTGTTTATGATACTGCTACAGAAAGCAAATTTGTTGTACAAGTATTGGTAGTGTTCGAGTTCTTCTTCTTCAAAATTTATTCTTTCATAGCATTCGTCTATCTCCTTGCTGATTCTACCGTACAAATTGACATTTGCTTTGGATATACGGACTTCCAACTTGGCTATATCTTCTTTATTTTTAGCAATAGCATTTTTGTAATTATCAATCTCTTCTTGGTAGAAATAAAGAATCTCATCAAGCAGGCCTTTGGTTAGTATACTCGGAGAAGGACTCCATGGAAGTATCGTCAACTCTCGGCTTGGAGTAGTGCTAAGATAAAACAATTTACATCCCAAAGACTTGGTGACTTGTTTGTTATATTCATCAATCTCTCGATTAACTTTCATTAAATCTTCCTTAGATAACTTTTGATATTCCTCATACGAAGGATGCTCTTTGTACTTCAACAAAGGTATCTCCTTGCATCTTAAATAAATGGTAGTATATTCACTCATTGTTAATCTTCCTTATCATTTATTCTTATTAAATTGTCCCACTTGATTTTCAATTATTCTCTTCACTTGTTGAAATGAAACAGGGGTAAAGTTGTTGTTATCTACTCCCACATCATATTGCGTTGGATAGAGATACTGAAGCCGGGCAGCATCTATTCCGGTGTTGTTCTTTCTTGTGTGAACGTGTCCGAATAGTTGCCACACATCTTTATATCCTCCATCAAAGCATAGAAAGGGATAATGATTCAAATATATCCTCTGTTTGCCAATTTCTATGTGCATCTGCATTGCCACATGTTCAAATCTGTCAATGTAGCCTTGGCGTATATTCTTCAAATCGTGATTACCCATAATCAGATATATCTTTCCGTTCAACCTGTCAAGGATTTTAGTCCATTCGGCTGAACCGCCAAGACAGAAATCTCCCAGATGAAACACGATATCATCCTGCCCGACTGTATTATTCCAATTGGAGATTATAGTCTCATTCATCACTTCCACATCCTTAAACGGTCTGTTGCAGAAACGAATGATATTCCCATGATAAAAATGGGTATCGGATGTAAAGAACACCTTACTGCCATCAAATTTATAGTTCATTTCTTTGCAATTTGTGTGCATCACTGCACGTTAATAATCCGGTTACCAACAGCCCATCAGACGGAAATGGCAGAAGAGCATCACAAAGGCGACTGTCACAAATGGGCATACAAACTGAATAGTTGGAAAGTTTGGTAAGGACTCTCCAACTATTCAGTTTCTTTTCTCTCATAGTACAATAATGTACTCGTTATGTTCGCTGGAAAGTATTTGCTCTACGAGGTTCAATGCATGAAACATGAACACTCGACACGGATTCAGTGCGTTTGTTGCTCTGAATTGTGGTTGTTATTGAAAATATGTTCATTCTGTTTCTTTGCATTGTTAATGTTTTATTGTCTTAAAAGCAATGCAAAATTAGCAAATAAATTCCATTCTCACATCACTTTTCATTAAATTCTTTTGCCAAAACACTATGATATAGGATTTTATTTTTCAATCATGCTCGCAAACCAAATAAAATATGTAGCTTTGCATTTGACGCAATTTATAATTGAATATAATATGGCGAATTTGAACTGTATAAAGGCTGTATTAGCTGAGAAAGGCATTATGAGTAAGTGGCTTGCTAAAACTTTGCAGAAAGATCCGGCAACGGTGTCAAAGTGGTGCAACAATCATTCGCAACCTGATTTATACACATTGGCGCGGATAGCAGAAGTGCTGGATGTGGATATTCACAGATTGATTTGCCATACAAAAGAAAAATAGAGGATATGAAATATACAATAGAAGAAATACGGCAGATGCAGGAAGGTCAGACTTTTGACTGTAAAAGTATCCTAATTGAGCCTAAACACCTTGCCACTATCATAGTCGCTATGGCGAATGCAGATGGTGGAATGATTGCTGTGGGTATATCCGATAAGACTCGCAGAATAGAGGGTGTTAACCAGGACAAGGAACATCTCAATGATATATTGCGGACACCTTTGGACTTTTGTGTTCCATCAGTTTCTGTCACTACGGATTATGTGCCTTGTACGGATGCTGAGGGACGTGATAACCGTGTATTGTTGATGCACATCCCTGCAAGTCCGCGACTTCATGCGAATCAAGCCGATGAAGTGTTTTGGCGTGTAGGAGACAAATCACGCAAACTGACTTTTGATGAGCGTTTGCAACTTATGTACGACAAAGGAGAACGCTATTACGAGGATTCCACAGCATACGATGCCACGCTTGATGATATAGATATGGATGCAGTCAAAGCCTACATGAAACGGATTGGCTATGGCAAGTCTGCAATGGAATATCTGCAAGAGAACAAAGGTTTTGTGACCTATAAAGGTGATGTGCCGCAAGTCAGTGCAGCTTGTATATTGCTTTTTGGCAAGCATCCTCAGACATTCTTTCCTCGTGCAAGAGTGCGTTTTATCAAATATTTCGGCACAGAGGAAAAGGTGGGACGTGAAATGAATGTCATCAAAGATGTTACTTTCGATGGTCGTATTCTTGAACAGATCCAGAAAACTGTCGAATATCTTGAAACGCAGGTCAAGGAGCATTCCTATCTCGGAGAGGACGGCATCTTCAAAACCGACCGCGAATACCCCAAGTTTGTAATACAAGAGATGGTGGTGAACTCCGTTTGCCATCGCGATTACAGTATTAAGGGCACGGAAATTCAGATAAAGATGTTCGACGACCGTCTTGTGTTCGAAACACCAGGCAAGTTGCCGGGCATTGTTCGCACTGACAATATTCGTCATACCCATTTCTCTCGCAATCCGAAAATTGCGGAATTCCTCAAAGCATATGACTATGTAAAAGAGTTCGGAGAGGGAGTTGACCGTATGTGCCGTGAGTTGTCGGCATTAGGTGTCAAAGAGCCGCAATACAACTTGGTTGCCTTCATCATGAAAGCGACTGTATGCGCCAATGTTTTGGAGGAATGGCAAGAAACTACCAAGTCCGACCAGAAGCGACCAGAAAGCGACCAGAAAAGCGACCAGATGAGAATTATACTTGAATTGATAAAGTCGAATCCTAGTATAAGCAGAACTGAAATATCTGAAAAGACAGGGCTTCATGATAGTAGTGTAAAACGTCGCTTAAAAACACTTGTGGATGAAGGATTGATTCAACGTGTTGGTCCAGATAAAGGTGGGCAATGGAAAGTGATAGGTTCTCTTTAAGGAAATAGAGGATAGAAATAAATTAACTGAAATATCAAGTTTAATTTTTATTTATGCCTATATGAGTAATTTGGATTCATTAGTACTTGAGCCTATTGAGCAACCTTTATCAAACACCCCAAATATGTTAAGTAATGAAGATAGGGTTCTTTGTAATATGACTCCATTACAAAGACTTTATAGTATTGATGAAGATACATATGAAGAACTGGTATGCGTATGGGCATATTCCTGTTTGGGCAATAAAGGATATACTGAAGTATACCGAGTCGGTCAGGCTGGGGATAAAGGGCGTGATGTTTTGGCATATTATGATAGGGTAAAAGGCGCATTTGACTTATATCAATGTAAACAATATAAATCAGCACTAACCTATAGTGACCTGTGTGGAGAAATGGGCAAATTATTGATATATACTTTTAATAACACCTATCCGATACCACAGAATTATTATATTCTTTGTCCCAAAGATGTTAGTCAGTCTTTCGTTGATTTGCTTAGCAATAATGGAAAAAATCTTAAAATTAAGCTGAAAAACGACTGGGAAACTGTGATAAATAAAAAAGTTGGTACTAACTGGGTAGCATTAAATGAGGAATTATCTACTTATATTGATGAATTTAATTTTAATATTATAAAGAAAATAGAGCCGATAAAGTTTATTGATGAGATACGTCAAAGTCCTTATTATTTCTATTATTTTGGAGGTGGATTTAATATGATTAAACGTACTCCTCTTCAAGTACCACATTCTCCAATAAACACAGAACGTAATTATATTCAGAATCTTAATGATGCCTATTCCGAACATGCGGGTCATATTATAAATGTTATAGATGATGATAATGCAGTTGTAAGTAAATATCGAAAACATTTGGATAGAGCTAGAATATCGTTTTATGAATCGGAAGAAGTAAAGATTGCAAGTAGAAAATCCACTGCTCCAGATTCTGATGAATTTAATGATTTAGTAACATCTATAGAACGATATATTGGCAATGAACTGGATGATGATTATCCTGATGGTTTTACAAAAGTAAAATCAGTTGAAAAAAAGGCAGGAACTTATAATATGCCGACATCAATGCTGATTTCTCATTTAGTAGATAGTAATGTATGTGTTGGTGTGTGTCATCAACTTTCAAATGAAAATAGAATAAAATGGACTGTAAACGAATAAAGATACTTGATGGCGTCTTGGATGTCTCTTTGAGGGTGTTATTTATATTGTCGGTATATAATAAATCGATGGAAAAAGAACGTATTGTTGTATACGACTATGTGTCATGTAATAATGATTGGAAGAATCATCAGTTTACGTATGTTGGACTTCAAAAAACAATCAATGATTCTTTGCATCTGCTGTTGGCTAAACAATTAATAGTTTGCAAAATAAATCAAAATGAAAATATGTATTTGCTGAGTAATATAGGAAATGCTTTGGTTACAGAGTTGGCAACAGAAGTATATGCAGTAAAACTATATAAAGCAATACACCAAACTGATATCATCTTGCATGATATTGCGAAAGAGCAATTGCTGTCATATATTAATAGCCAAATTTGAGATTCATGATGAATAACAATGGATTATATATAAAAGAGTTTGAGGCTCGTGGGGAAAATGTATCAACATCGAAGTTGACTTTTCAGAAAGGGTGTAATGTTGTTCTAGGAAAATCAGACACAGGAAAAACGACATTATATTCAATAATTGAGTTTGTATTAGGTAAAGGAAGTATAGATTTGACCTTACCTCCAGAGGGGGATGGTTATACAGATTTCTTACTTGAAATTCATACTTACGATGAAAGAGTATATACATTGAGGAGAAGCATAAATTCAATGTCTGTATATGTTTCTCCATGTTTGTTAAGTGAATATGATGGACAGCACAAAGAAACTGAATATAGTTGTCAAGGTTCTTCAAATATTAGTTTGTCTGATTTTTTGTTGTCAATTTCTAATGTCCCAACCATATATTCTAAATCTTCGGAGAGAAAGAATCCGACGAAAATATCATATCCAGCTATTCGTCACTTATGTATGATAGATGAAACAAGAGTTGCAGCAAAAGACAAATCTCCATTAGTCTATAACTCTGTTCCGAATCAGCAATGGGTTGAGAAAAACCTTATTGCATATTTGATGACAGGCGTTGATGATAGTGAATTTAGACCAAATGAAGATCCTAAAGATAAAAAATCTCGCATAAATGGGAAAATTGAGTATTTGACTCAAACTCTTAAAGAGGCAGAATTAAAATTGGAATCTTTGGGCGATGTTGGATATATTTCATTAACTGATGATAGCTTTATTGATGTTTATAGAAAGAAATTGTCAGAGGTTGCTTCGGAGGAGGAAGCTTTGTATAATAAGCGAGAACAAATTTTAGAAGAGGTTAGGATATATGAGACGGAAAAAAAGAAGTTACTTCATCTTATATCAAGGCTGAATAATTTAAAATCTGATTACGAAGATGAAATGAGTCGGTTGCAATTTATTAATGCTGGAAATTCTTTGGTGTCTCAGCTGAAGGATGTAGATTGTCCATTATGCGGTTCAACAATAGCGCATCACATGATTGCCAATATTTCATCATCAGAATATGCTGAAGCAATACGAAATGAATACAATGAAATATATTTTAAGCATCAAGATCTGAAAGGACTATTCAACTTTAATATCAACTCCCTGTTTATCAGGTGTTAATTGGTGGCAGTGTGCTATTCCTAACATACAGCCGTACATGAGCCGGTTAATGTTAGAATTTGTTTCGAGTACAAAGATATACAGAGTTGTTCAATATAAGACGTTAATTGTCAGATTTTTGTGTCTGTTTTCACTCTCCGACAAAAGTGAAAGGAGTATCGAACTCATTACGAGATACATGGACGATAAAAGCCCCCGAAAAAACGTTGTTTTCGAGGGCTTTTGATGTTTTATAGACCGGTTCATTTTTGAAAGGAACCGGTTGTTTGGGGTCAGTCAGCGTATCGTCGATTGACGGGTTTGACGTGTATCTCGATACGTTTGTCGTCCAAGATTCGGCGGACAGCTTTCCATAGGGGAAGTTTTTCTACTCCGGCCAGTTTCATGGCCTCAACTATCATTGTGTTTTCAACTAATTGGAGGTAGTCTTCTTCCCGAATCTCGACGTATTTGTGGAGGTCTTTTTTAAGTCTTGCCATAAGTCGCGGGGTGTTGAATTGTTATTTCTCGCCGAAATCAGCGGGCGTCTCGCCCCACAGGGAATTGTTCCAATGGAGCACTTCGATTTTGTCGATTTCGGAGGCCATCGCTTTGAGAAAGATTTCCGCTTTTTTGAGTGCGGCGTTTCTTTTGCGCGAGGCTGTTCGTTTCTCGTTAAACCACGTCAGGGCGGTAAGACTATCGGTGTAGATGATTGCCGGACTGAAACGATGTTCGATGATGTATTTTGCGGCTTCGACAACGCCTAAAAATTCACCGATATTGATGGTCTGGTTTCCGATATTCTGTTCAAAGAGGAGTTCGCCGGTGGCCAAATTAACGGCTCTGTACCGGGTAACTCCTCTTTTCATAGAATGTGCCCCGTCGGTGGCTATTCCACGTTTCGGGCGCATTACAAACCGGGAATGGTCGGTGTGCTGAATCCGTCGTCGGCCATTCTCCGCAGAAGTCTTGCGGCAGCGGATTTGAAGCTGTTGATTACGCCCTCCAAGTTTTCGATGTCGGTGCGGCGTTGTAACAGGGAGACAACTCCCGATACTGTCTTGCTGGAGTATGAATTACCTCCCAGCGGATCGAAGTAAACGGTTTTGTTTCCGAAGTTGACAGTTACCCGGTAAGTTCCACCCGGTATCACCAGTGTGTCAATCGTGGCCTTGAAAAGAAGCGGTGTAGCCGCTACTACGACAAAACCGTTGCGTGAGTGCATTGCTTTGAGTTCGACCGAATACAATATGTTCGGCTGGACTTTGCCTTTCAGGTCTTCAGACAATACACAAATTTTCTTCTTGTAAGGTGAATCCTCACGTACTCCTCGCAGTTGCTTTGTCTTCGAGTGGCGCGACACGAATCCGATGATCTCGCCGGTTCTTTCCGAGGTCGCAAATTTTAATTGCGTTCGCTCTGATATCATACTCTGCTTTCATATTTTTCCAATCTGGTTTTACGCTCAATTAACAAAATGTAAATCAGTCATTATTATTAAAAATTATAACGCAAATTTATATTTTCGTTTTGGAGTAAACAAATAAATTTACTACTATTTTCAGACCGATAAACCGGCTATTTACAGAGAGAAACAGAGTTTGTTACCATAGTCTTTCGTCTTCGGAAAAATGGCTGAAACGTTCGTCGGCAGTGGAGGTTGAGTGGTTGCCGTGACATTTCCAGTACCGATAGACTCTTTCGCCTTTTTCTATACGGAAATAAATATCGTCGGCGTTGATGTACTGCACTCCTTGTTCGGTGGCCGGATTGATCCATGAAGCGGAATTTGCTATCCGTGGGTTCTTTCCGACATACAATTTCTGTTTCTCAGTGCCGAAAATGAAGATGTTCTGCATCCGCACGTCATCGTCCACATCGAACCGGCGGGCGTATGCGGCAAAGTCGTAGATGTCGGTTTGGAGCAGGCTCCCGCCGAAGTAGAATGCTGCACTGTCTTGGAGTTTGCAGAATGCCAGATTCAACGGTCGGCGTAGTCGGATTTCGTTCAACCGTTCTGTTGTAACGGCATTGTTGGTGACGTAAACTACACGGAATCCGTTTCGGGTGGTGTCGCATACTTCGAGATGCCGGACAACCTCCTGCGAGCGGTTGATGCTGTCATCAATCGGGTCTCGTGAGCGGACGCAGTCTTTGAGCAGGCCGATACAGATAATAAGTATCAGGAGACCCCACGGAAGAAGCCGGAAGCCTATCCGCCACCGGATTTCCCGTTCCGTCTGTCGTTTCAATTCTTCTTCTGTCATGGTATCATTGAATTAAAGGTGTTTCGGAAGGATTAACAATCCCCGTTTGTTGAGTTCCTCACGGAGCATTTTCACTAACTGCTCCAAATTCTTCACTTCCTGTCTTTCGCCGGCCTTACGATGAAATAGCGGGGCGAAATAGAGTTTGTGGTCGTCCTTGGTCGGATACGAGAGACCGCCGAGACAAACTTTCGGGGTACGTATCTGGAACAGTCCGTTGACCAGTTTGCATTGCTTGGAGGACGGCACTGAGATTTCGTATTCGGGAAGAGCTTCGGCCACCATTTTCAGAATGGGCCGGATGACTTCATCCGCATAATTCGGTACCGTAATGTTCAATTTCGGCACGGGTTGCCGTTCGGCTTCGGCACGTTCGATGATGTCGAGCTGTCCGGAGGCTTTTGCCGCGCGCTGAAAGTAGCTGTTTAACAGTTCTTCTATTGTCATAACGTTGCTTTTAATGGTTCATGTAAATAAAGAATAATGGTCCGGACGAAGGAACCGGTGCAAGCCGCTTTGTTATTTTTATGCGGCAGCTTCGTCGATGTGCTGCTGCGCCTCCTCGATGGAAGAGATAGCTTCGTCAATAGTATCGATGGCATCGGTCATGCGGGAGCCTTTGTCTGATGACTGGAGGCTTTCGGGCATGTTGTCGTAGGCATCCTGTTCTTCGTCCTTGATGTCGTTTAAGGATGAGATGATTTCGTCCAGTGAATCTCTCACATCTTCGAGTTGTTTTCGTCTGTCTTTGTTCATGATTGATTGGTTTTATTGATATGATATTGAATGAAATTTTGCTGCATTGTAAATCATTCATATCTTTGCATTTAAGTATTAAAGTATGTTTATGTCTAATTTTGAAATAATTATCAATTGTATTACAGCCCTCGGTGCTTTGGCAACCGCAGGAACCTTTATTTATGTGATTAGAAGTCAAAAAGGGACTCAAAAACAGATTGACAGTCTATCCCAAATGGCAGCTACATTTACGCGCCAATATGAAATGGCACGTATTCAGGCCGGGAACACCATATATCCCAAAATCCAAATTACATTGAAACATGATGTGATGTGGGGTATGAAGATATTGGTCAAGAATTTGTCTTATCCCATTGAGATTTACCGTATAATTGTACATACAGACCAGCATCATTCCGATATAACCATAAAGCCTAAAGGGGATTATATCGCTATAAGGCAAGGTGAAACCAAACCTATATTACCTGGCGAAATGGTGCGACATCCTTTGTACTTATATTCAGCATCTCTCCGCCTCTTTTTGGTAACTCCTTTCGATGAGGCGTATGAAGTAAGATATGCGGTTAGCAATGAGCAGGAATCCTATCAATCTGAGGCTATTCCCATTTTGTTCCGTAAAGAAGACCATGAAAACGATACGGAATCCACTATCTCAGCCAAAGAATACAGTATTCACGGAAATATCCCCGGAACAGTAGATGATAACTTTCCGGAAATCTCTCGGGATACTGAATGTATTTAGTTCTTTCATAAGGCAATCAGGGCGGACAATACCCTGATGCCGAGGCGAAACAGACAATGTTTCCAGTCTTGTTGGAGAATATGGTTACGCTTTCTCCGATTTGCTCGCGTGCGGCTTTCTTCGCGTCCCGCAAGCGGACGAAAGAGAGCCGGTTTCCGTACCATTTGTCACAGAACCAATAGTTCGTGGTTGTGAGCTTTGAGGCTGTGATACGAGGATCGGTGTCTGCTCGGGAAGCAAGCAATTTTTCCGCCGCCTGCCGAAGGAAGTCCGGCCAGTCATTGTACGGCATTTTCGACCGCCAGAAATAGTCGTTGAGTATCAAAGGCTGGATGCTGGCCTCTGTTCCGGTGTGGTAGCCTAACAGGCCTGCATAGATGGTTTGGGTAGTACCGTCGGATAAGGCGGAGAAACAGACTCCGCCTTGACGACCGGTCGGCTCGAATTTGCCCCATGCTGATTTTACTTGACGCACCACGATTTTCGGGATGCCGTCTTTGTCTACTCCGTCGCGCAACAATACAGAAGCGGGATGACGGAGTTTCTTCGCTAATGATTTCGATATGAACATGGTATTTTCTATGTTAATCGGTTATTTGTATGAATCGGACATAATCTTCGGTATCGTTAAAGCATTCATCGTTGATGCGCTCTGCCAATTCGTCCAGCGTCAGGCGTTCGACCTCGTATTCGGTTTCGTCTTCTTCGTCAATGGCACTGCGGGAAGGACCGTTTCGCCAGGCGTCGAGCAGTTCTGCATCCGAAACACTGCGGTTCAGATGATTGCAACTCCAAACGAAAGCATAGAACCGTTCTTTGTTGGAAAGGGAGCTAATGTCGTCCACCGTTGCCGAACGAAGAAAATTACTGTCAAATTCCAGCACATCGTCTTCGTGGATGTCCTGTACGCCGATGTGCCATGAACTGTTCGCGCTATTCTGCCGCATGTATTTTACCTGAAGCAGCATATTTCTCCGATAGTCAGCCGGAATATCTCCGAATATTCTGCGGATTTCTGCGATGGCATCGTCGGTCAGGCGAACAAAATCACCGCCTCGGAAAGGAGGACGAGAGTACTCTTTAGAAGATAGGTTTTGTTCTGCACAAAGTTCCTTGTACCAATTCCAGATAGTTATAAGCCAATCTACGTTGATTTCACGAAGCTCGCGGTCTGTTTCCTGAACATCCGTATTCGGGCGCTGGAGCGTACAAGTACCGTCCGCGTGATAGTCGAGCAGGTTGTACCTGACATAGCAGGGATAGCCGTCTTCACCTTCTTCTTCCACAAACACGATGTGAGGCAACCACCCGTCGGGGCGTTCGGATATGTGGCAGAGAGAATCTATGATATTCTGCGATAAGTTCCGTTCTTGTTCTTGCGGTGTCATAATTTATTGTGATATGTAAGTAGTCGGAAAATCAATATCCTCTTCGTCGAAGTCGGTTTGATTTTCCTTGTTGTACTCTTCGATTACGGATGCAGGGATATACGCTTCTCCATCGATGTCGAAACTGCGCCGTTTAAGTAGTCGGTTCAAGGTTGCACTATCTCCCTGGATGATGTTCTCGATATCATCCTTGTTTCCATGTACGGTCACGCCTAAGCGCATCCAGATCGTTACTTCCGGTTGGGGCTCTTCGTCCGCATTTGGGAGGATATGGTAATCATCCCATAGGTGGGCGTCCGATACGCCTTGCACGTAAGCGTCGTATTCCGCCTTGGTAGAAAATTCTATATTCTTGACTACACCACCGTTGTCCATCAGCCATTCGGAAGACGGAAGTTGGCTGGTCTCATTGTAGTATCTGGTGGCATCGCCGCCAAATATGATAGTTGCTTTTATCATTGTTCGGGATGTTTGGAAAGATAATCTTGGATGGATGTGTAGCGGTCCGGTATGGCGGTATTTTCATTGAATCCGTTCAGGCAATGCAGCAGTGCCTTTTCCATGCTGACGTACCGACGTGAGAAAGATTGGATATTGTCCAAGCAATAAGCCTCTATGGCATATTTGAACGGGGCAACTCGCGGTCCGTCTTCTTTGCGAAGTTCCACATACCATCTGCAATCAAGTTGCAGACGGAAGCCGTCCGACTCTCCGTTTTTCATCAGGCGTTCTTCGTCCAGAAGCCTGCGAACGAGAGTGGCATCAAGCAGACCGTCATACTCTCTGTAACATTTAATTCGGGCAGTGTAAGCGGCAGCATATTGCCGGATGTCGTCTTCGGTAAGACGATATTCTTTCGGATAAAAGTCCAGCACTTCTTTTGTCGTGACGGGAATGATTCGTCCGTCTATTTCGATTTCGTAAGTCTTATTTTCCATTATATGTTTTTGTTAGTGAATTTGGGTCGTGCTCGCTGAACAACACGCAGATCGGTATAACCGATGGCTTTCAGTTCATTGAGCAAATCTTTGTATTCGTCCTCTTGCGCAAGAGACGTGTCGGCAATGACACCGGCATAGTCTGCGGCCCCATGCTGTTCGATGTGCATGTAGGATGTTACAGTGCCGTCATGTGGGTCCACATCATCCGGAAAGAGTGCGATGATGTCGCCGTTCTTCCATTTTCTAAAAACCACTTTCGTCATTGCGGCTGCATATTTCTGAGTTCACAATGAAGTCGCCCACGGTTTTCGTGTCTCGGCAGAGCTGGTCGAGGATGTCGTCGATATCCTCCTCGGACACCTCGCCACCGTTTCGATTCTCGATGTCGTAGCGAACCGTGGCGTAAACCGTCTTGACTTCGGTTACCCGAGATTCGTTGCCGTTCCTGGCGATGCCATCGGGAGAAGTGATGTCGAATTTCATCAGTTGGGCAAGGCGGTTGTATTCTTCGTCGTAGAACCGGTTGTATTCGTCCTGATACTCTTCCTTGTAACAGGTTCCGCTGTCAGGATCGTCAGGGTCCTCCGGTTCGACATAGGCATCGAAAGGCAGTTTGTGTTTGTCAACTAATCGGGCAATAGCCAAGTCGCTGGCAATTTCCATGATAGACGAATTGATTTCGTCTTTGTTTTCTTTGTAATACTGGTGTAAGTTCATAATCGTCAGAGTTTAATAAAATATTCTTCTGTTAATGATCGTTTGAGTTTCCGGTTTCCCTGTGCGATGCAGGCGATAAGTTTCTGAATGCGTTTGTTTGCCAGTTCGACTACCTTTTGCGGTGTCGGCTGGGGCATTGCGAATTTCCGGCAGGTCTCGGAGCAGTATTTCTGCCGGGCACGAAGCGGTTTTCCGCAGGCCGGACAACGGCGTTTGCCATCCGTTTCGAGAATCCTCAACACACCGGCATGGAGACCTTGCCACCATTCCAGACGGTCTATTTCGTAATCCTGAAGGGTTACGTTGTTGGAGAAGTCACGGGCCTCCACTTCGACCGAGATTTCGGAGTTCTCCACGATGACTTTGATGGCCGGGTCGTCGTAAGGAGTTCCGTCGTTATCGAACCAAATAATGAAGGTCGGATCCTCCTGTTCTGCATAATCGCCCAACGAGAGTTCCGTCAGACCATTGTTTTTCATAATGGCCACAATGGCGGCCATGATATTGCTGATGTTGTCCATAAACGGGTTTTATTAAGATTAGCTAATATGTTGGAGAGGCGGGCGTTGCCCGTCCATTGATTTTTCAAAAAAAAAGTGGAGCTGCCGGGACTCACGTCAGGACAGCTCCGGTTATCATTATGGCGAATGATGTATCAATAATTGAGTTGAATGGTTCCGTAAACTCCGGCAATCTCTTCCTGCCGGATTCCCAGATAGACCATTGTCACTTGCGGTGACGAGTGTTTCAAAATCATCGACAGCAGTATGAGCGCTTCGGTGGTACGTCCCATCGATTCGTAAACGTAGCGGCCGAAAGTCTTGCGGAAGGTATGGCTGGAGAATCGCTTGATTGGCAGCCGGTATTTTACCCGCAGGTATTTGAGGGTGTCGTTGATGTATTGGGTGGTATAGGGTTTCTTCGTTTTTGGGTTGCAGATGACCGGCAACCGTTTGTCCGGTGAACCGAGCAGTTTATATAGCGACGTGATTCGCCGCTGTACGTTTTCGTTGAACGGAATCTGGCGCGTCTTGCCGGTTTTCTGTTCGATTTTGTAAAGTGCATCTCTATCGAGCACGTCTTTCCATGTCATTGACAGGACATCGGACACACGGCAGGCCGTACAGAAAGAGATGCAGCAGTAAAGTTCCCAAAGATAATTGCCGTCTTCATGAAGGCTGGAGAGCAGGCGGAGGAAATCCTTGAATTCCAAAGGTTCGGCGGTAGTGATTTGACCTTTGACTGACATAGGCATATAGAATTTATGTTAATAATGCGACATCACATGCCTGTTTGGGGTGTCGGGGATTCCTGAAAGAGGGACATGACTTTCGCCCACGTTTCCCGCATCCGGAAATAGTCGTCGTAGCCTTTCTGGTTGATGAAGAAGACGTAAGGCGGAATGTCGGCCTGCTTGAAAAGGTTGTACTCTTTTTCGTCGAGTTTGCGAACCGTGGGAAGTCCCGTTCTGCATAGGGCTTCGTTGACAATCCAGGCTCCCCGGAAGTTATCCATCCGGAGTGAGTCGATGCAGACCACCTCGCCCACACAGCCATTTATCAGAAAGTTGCACACGCACATCAGGCAGCAGGTGTAGTCGATGTCCCATGCGACCAGATAGCTTTGCGGTCGGTCGGCCTTGGCCGCCAACAGCGTCCGGCCACTGCCTGCCGTAGGGTCGCACACCGATAGGATTTTGGCATCCGATTCTTGCTTGCCCATTGTTATTTTCGACATCAGGTCGGTAATGTGCGCAGGCGTGAAGAACTGGCCTTTCTGTTGCTGGCCGCTCTGGGAAGTCAGAGCCATGAACAGGTCACCGAATGCATCGTACCAGCCGTGCCGTTTGATTTGCTGTGACATGATTTGAATCCATGTGGCGAACATGTCGTAGAATACTTTGGTCTGTTCTTTATTATACCTCCAATCGGAGAGCGGAGGCGTGTCAGGGAGCGAGAACCCGTGTACGATGTAGCGCAACAGGTCCTGAAAGACGGTCTTCACGTCCAGTCCGTTCCGATACGTGAAGTCGTTGATTTGTTTTTCCAGTTCCCGGACTTCTGCCGGGGCGTTGTATCCTTTTGCCATAATCTTAATCTTCACATTCTGCCAGAAGGCGTTTTACATTGCGGATTTTCTCGTCGATGCTGTCCAGCTTTGCGAACGAAGGGGTACATTTGGTGCGGCGCATTCCGGCACCCCAACCGATGTTGTTGGCGACCCGTGTGAGTCGGGCGTTCTCTTTGCTGCGGCTTTCTTCAAGACGCTCCAGCCGTTTTTGGAGAGTTGCTTTCTTGTATTTCATGTCTGAAAAATTAAAAAGGCGAAGAACTTTCGCTCTCCGCCTCGGGTGAATAAATTGTGTTTACTAAGTCGTTTCATCGGGTATTTCATTGCCCGTAAAGGGATGATATAACGGTGTGTTGCCGACAGCTTCGGCGTCAATGGCAAAGCTGCCGAGTTCCACATCATAGAAGAGTTCCAGTTTCATCGGTTCGGTGGAGGCAATTTGTTCGGCCTCTGATTGCGACAAACCGGAAATCATCAGGCTTTTTACCCTTTCTCGGAAAGTTTTCGGGTTGGTTTGGGGTGTCGTCCAAACCTCAACGATTTCCTCTTCGTCATCGGTAATGGCGACAGAGTGGTCGAGAGTATGCAATTCTTTCATCATTTTGGTTCCTCCTACTCTTCGTCCCAATAGTTTTTCTTGTACAGCTCCCGCTGCTGGTCGAAAGACAAGGAGTTCCACCAGGCGTCGAGGTCCTCGGCATCGCCGGACAGCCGTTTGTTTTCTTCCAGATCAAGGTGTTTCCACCATTGGTACATTCGTTCTTTGTACTCTTTCATTGAGACGAAATAGTGAGCCTCTTCACACGAGTCACACCAAAAATCGTCATCGGAATCATCAATGTCCGAGATGTATTCATTCGTATTGCCATCGACCCATGCCCGTACCTGAATATCACGGGAGCCGCAACATTCGCATACATTGATTTGACTTTCATCTTCCTCCTCCCTTTCGGTAACGAACCTTTGTCCGTCATAGAGTTCGCACGCCCGTTCCACGATTTTGTCACGGGCGTTGTTGCCCAGTTCAGCATAGAAGCGTTCGGCGGCACCTGACAACGTGGCACTGCTCAGACCGCACCATTTTGCCCAGAAATGCCCGGCCATGCCACCGAATACGGTTTTGCATTCCGCTTTGCTCCAGCGGTTCCACATGTAGTAGAAGAAGCTGGAGACGATGTTTTCATTTGTTCGTTTCATATTTTCAGATGTTTTAGAACCAAGAGATGAGAACCCAATCATTGCTCGGATCGCTTTCTTTGATCAGGAGGTCGAGCATATTTATAAAGTCTTCTTTGCTTGTTCGTGCTCGGTTCAACTCCTCGTGAAATTCCTCGGCATGTGCCTGATATGTTTCATTTTCCTCACCAATGATCGTTCGCAAGCGTTCCAATTCAATGCGTTGAACTTCGTAATCGTCATCGAACTCGTCTTCTGCCGAATTGGCGATATCGAACATTGATAGGATGTTGTAAAATGCTTCTTGTCCGTCACCGCCGAACATTCCGTGGTTGCAATTCATGTATTCGATGCGGTAGATTTTTCCGGTGTGTAAACTTCTGCTCATATTGTATAGATTTTTATTGTCGGTCAAAAAATGAAATCGACGATGACACGCTTGTCGCCGGAGAGTAACCGCTCGTGATTTACATCATCGTATTTGTAGGTGATGTATTTCTTCGCTTCACGGATATATTCTCCACGTACCCAGACCGGAGCGGTTTCGCGGTCTGAGAGGCGGAAGAGCTCTCCTTTTTTGAGTTGGCGGATTGTTTTCTGTTCCATCGGCTGCAATGCCCAGTTTCATTGCGGCATTCCGCATTTCTTCGTATCTGATGCGATGACAACCGGCCGTCAGAATGTCGTTCTTGTATGAATTGATACTCCAATTATGGTTGTTGGCATCATGGACAAGGTCATGTCGGAAGTCGGCTTCGTTTTTGTGGAACAGTTCAACCAGTTTCCAAAGGCGGACAGCTTCCTTGGCTTTGACCTGAATGCCCATTGAGGTCTCGATGCACCCGTTGTGTACCCGGAGCAACGCATTGAAGTCAAGGCCGTAAGGAACGGTGAACCATCTATTTGAAATTTCGCCCGAATACCATAGCTCTTTTTTCTCCTCAAAAGACATGTTGGCTATACGGTGCCGCTCCTCTTCCTCACGCAACCATCTCTCACGACGTTCGGCATACCGCTGCTCCCGTAGTTCTTCATTTCGACGATTGATTGCGTCCTGCCGTTCTTTACGTTCGGCAAAATGCTCCCACAGCAGCGGGTCGTCGGTACGGTCAATAAAGAGTTGAGAGAGCCGGGTTTTGTATTCTGCGGCTGATGTGGTTTGAAGCAGACCGCGTGCAAGAATATCGAGGAACAACTCCTGATATTCGGACTTGTTTTCTCTCGGTAGTTCACTGGAATAACGAGGTCGTTCGCCTGTTACGGTCCAGAATTTCGTAATGTCTTTTTTTGCGGTACTGCTCAATTTGGCCAGTACCGGCATGAGCCAGCGACCGGTTGCGGACTTTTGCCGTTTGTCAAGTCCCCAGAATTCAATCCAGCGACCGATGTTGAGCAGGCATTCTTTGACATGTTCCGTATAATTCTGAGTGCGGGATTTCTGCTGTGCATTGATGTAATCACTGATTTTTTCTACTTGATCGACAATGTAATATGCCGATTCGTAATAGCTGTATTCCGACAGCCTGTCGTTGTGTAGGGAAACCGACCGGGGCGTGTAGAAAATCAGTTCTCCGTAGGGAATCGCTTTCCGCACCATGCCCATGTGTTTGCAGGTGGTGTTGGAATAGGTCCGGGTTGTTACCAGATAGGCTTTTTGCCCTTGTTGATTTGCTTCTACCGAGGCACATCGGAAATGTGACCCATAGGAATAAATATCTTTGCCCTCGAAGTAGAAGTTGCGCCCATTCCGTGCGCTATCCTGACTTTGATGTGCCCATAGATGGGCGACCATCGGGGCATCTACGACGTATCTCATGATGTTTCTGTTTTATCTGTTGAAGAATAGTTGAAAATGAAAAAGAGAAGGCGATAACCTTCTCTCTCGTGTTAATTTTTATAGTCGTTCGAGAACCTTCCGGAGGAATTTTTTGCTCAGTACCTGTTTGCAGACTGTGACACCGGACCACCCGTTACCGGAGTTCTTGTCGAGCAGTTCCCTTATGAATGTCAGCCAATCTTTGACCGGTTTTTTGTTCAGTACGGCCAACAGGCGTTCCGCTTGAATCGTCCAGTCGTGAAATTCCGGAGACCAAGGGGCGTTTATCAGTTCGGACATGGGAATCGTGAACATGTTTTTCCCGATTGGCCTGACAGCCGGATTTTGCCCTACGCTGCGCACGGTATCGGCAATGGCCTGTTCAATACGTTCTTTCTCCCGTTTATACTGTTCTTCCAAACGGTCGAGTGCGTTGATTTGGTCTGCTAAAATACCCATCCGATAAAAGGTCTTTTTATGCCGAATTCCTCGCTGGCCTCATCGCTTCCGCAGTCACATTTGCCGACGGGCTGCCCTGAGCCGCATTTGCAGAGATCGATGCCCCAATGGTTGACGCAATGATTGCAATTACAGAAGACCTGCGGCAAACGTTCTCCCGTAAATCCTATACGGTTGAAAACCTCGCGGCTCATACTGTTACTTGCGCCGTTCTCGAATGTTACGGTCATCGCTCCGCATACGCATTCCTGAATGTATTGTACCTGTATCATGTCACGCGGATTTGAGTTGGAATTCGATGCCGGAAGGCAGTTTGGAATAGTCCACTTTTTTCAGGAAGCGGTCAAATTGTTCCTGGGTAACGATGTCGTTCTTGGAAGCATAGTCCCGCCAGTTGAATACGCCCGTGTTTCGATGGTCGTAGTAGATGAAGTTGTCGAGTGGCATTCCACAGCGAAGCACGTGGAGTTTGACGGCGAGTTCCTGATCGATTTTCGCCTTTTCATTTGCCGCATGGGTTTTAAGGTCTTCTATTTTCTTCCGTTTGGCGGCAAGCAGGGCTTCGTGTCTGCGTTTTTTAATGTTGGCGGGCAGATAATACCCTTCGGCAATTCGGGTTTCCACAAGCTGGAATTCTTCCTCTGTGAGAGGGGTGAATTGATAGCGAACGGAGGTGTCCTCAAATTGTTCTTCGGTCAGTTCTTCGAGTTGTTTGATTGCGGCGCGGGCTTCCTCCTCCCAACGAGCGGGTATTCCCATCGTCTGAAGCAGGTAGGTGAAGTAAAGTTGGTCTTCCGCTTCACGAAGGAATCGGTCGTACTCTTGTTGGGTAATACGGAGTTCGCTCATTGTAACCTCCTTGGAGCTATTTCGCAAGTGGTAGAATCCGTTGCCTTGCGCATACATCGGTGCTCCTTTGGCGTCGCACAGGTGTAAGGCGATGAACGGACACAGTTCGGGAAAGGCCACTGCAATTTGTTCATGGCAACACCCTGCCATGCACCATTTCCAGACACCGTATTTGTCCTTTTCGTAGATGGTTGCTGTAATGCCGAAGTCGGCATGTCCGTTGCGGCAGTCATCGTCGAGCCGCACCTTAACGTCTATTTTGTAGCCGTTTATGATTTTTGTTGCGTTATATTTCAGTTTATCAGCCATTGCGGTATGTGTTAGTTTGTTGATAATGCAAATTCCGGGAATGGGAGCTCCAGACCGAATGTGCAGAGATATTCGGCTTGTTTTTGCCGGTTGTCCTCGGCAATTCTATCATCGATGTAAGCCTGGCATTCGCTCTTGAGCTGGTCGAGCCCGTCATCACCGAAGAATCCCCAGCAACTGTCCAGAATTTCCGTGTCGTCATCTTCCGGCGTAACCTGAAATCCGTACACTTCACCATGCAGGTATTCATTGTACGTGTCGATTTCATTTTGGAGGTATTCCTCGATTTTCTTGCGGCGGGATTGCGTGAGCACTTTCCAGCCGTATTCCTTTTTTACCTGTTCAACACTGACCGCCACAATCCCGAACCATCCGCTGTCCCATCGGCACGAGAAGGGGCCGGATGAAATGCTGAGACCACTATGGTCATAGAGGAAAAGGTTCAAAGCGACATGTTTTTGCAGGAATGATTTCCGAATGTTTCCGGGACGGCCGTCGCATACTTCGTCGAAGTCGAAATGTTCGTCGAACTCCTTTTCGGGACGGTAACGCCGGTGTGCCGTGTAGAACGTGCCGAGGTTGCTCCTCTCGCGCGGACTTTCGGGGCAGTCATCGTAGTAGATATTGATGTGGTGTCCTTTATAGGTTATTTGTTCGTATCTGTTCATATCAGTATGTATAAGCAGTTTCCAACTCGCTTTCGTAATTCTCGAAAGCTATAAGGTTCTCTTCGTCCGTCACCTCCTGATCCCAGAACAGTTCGACAAAACGCTCTATCACATCCCGCATGGCGCGGGTGTATTGTTGGAGGTATTTTACGGCCCTCGTGCGCCGATCTGTCGTTTCGTATTGCATGATGATTTATGATTTTGATTGTTCATTCAAATGTCGTTTCGATAGTCGAGCAGGTATTGCTCGAAATGGTTCTCACAAATGATCTGGTTACGGTCGATGTCTGCGGAGAAATCATCCCACTTGTAACCGTAATCTTTCAGTAATTCTTCTTGCTCCGACCGGCTGAAATCCGTCACGTCGATTTCGCCTTCCCGCCAAAGCATGTTGTCCGTTGCGAATTTCCGGACCTCGGACACATTGTGTGCATCACGCAGAAACTCCGTCGGGTATCCGAGATACCGTTGGTGTATCCGGCTGGACTCAGTTTCAGCACACGGCAGTAAATCCGGGTGGCAGGTATTCGGCTCGCAATACCAGAATACCGTATCTGATATTTTCAAGCAGAATTGCAGTTGGTCGGGATCGGTGCATTGAATGTCCGGGTTAAGAAGCCGCCTCATGCGATTTCAAATTGTACCGAGAAGTGGAATTCTTTTCGGAGGTGAACAATTTCCGCCATTGTTACAGGGTCTTTCCCGTATGGATAGAAGATTGTGAACTGGCGTGTCAGGCACCGGATGCCTTTCTTTCGCAGTTTGTACAGCAGGTACGCCCTGCGTCTGAGTTGTTTCTTATTCATTGTCGTTACATTTTTAGAGGATACATAACGATGCGACTACCGATGTGGGGCATGACTTTATCCGTTCGATGTATGGTCGTCCGGAAGGATCCTGAAGCACGGCGTGTAGCCAGCGCCTCAGGATCCTGTCAAGGAAGACGAACTGAAAGTTTTCGGTCCATCACATCAAGCCTGCCAGGCGATGACGGCTTACTTCCTACGCCACTGGGCCATCTTCTTTTTGATGTCGATGCCGTTGTCGTCGAGCATCTTTTTCAATACGGCAAGCAGGCGCCAACCATTGCCGTTCTTATACTCTTCGGCCTTGGCCGAGAGGAATGCGAGCGACTGGTATTTGTCCAGCCGTCGCCCGCTGTCGTCGATGGCCGTACAGTTGTGAAAGCGGATGAGGTTTTGCATGGTGTAGAACGCGCCGGCACCTTTGTAGGCATCCACCCACGCCTTGCTTTGGGGCGTGGCGTGCTTCATCTTGAACCGCTTGTCGTTGAACTTCGTCACGGCATTGTAAAGCTGGGTGGCATTTTTAGCCGCTTCGATATGGTAGGCCGCAAGCCGCAGCGGGCTGTAGAGTTTGGAGTTCAGGTCCTGCACGAAGATGTTGTGGCTGCCGAAACGCTTGTAAGGAATGCCCTTGCATCTCTTGACAGGCAGGCCCTCGACATGCGCTTTCAGTTGTTCGATGTAATCTTCCGCCATAGCCGTAGCGACCTTGACGTTGAACCAGCGGTTCCTGTCCGCGAAGTTCTCGGGGTCGTTTCGCTCCATCTTCTGTTGGGCACGCAGTTCGTCGAGCAGCATCTTCCACTGGTACTCATAGCCCAGACGGTGGATCATCTCCGTCACGCCGACCGGATTCCAAGCGCCGTAGTCCTTGTAGGAGAGCATGTGGAACATCTGAGCCATAACCCAGCGGCGGAACAGACGGCGGTTGGGTACGGTTCCCTTTTCGAGGATGTAATCGAAAATCGGGTCGTTGTCGTCCAGAATCGACAGTTTGCCGTTCTTGTTCGAGGCGACATAATCACCGCCGTTGGCTCCCTGCATGGCAAACAGACAGCTCACGTCCACGCCGACACTGCGGAGTGCCTCGATGCGTTCGTGCGCCGTCTTGGGCAGTTGTGCCTGTTTGATTGATGCCGCAGGGTTTTCTGCGATGGTAACTTTTTTGCCTGCGATGGCAAGTTCCGTCCCGCATGTCGGGCACGTAACATTCGTCTCTTGTTTTTTCTTCATGATTAAATAGTTGATTGATTATTATTCGGCTCTACCCATTGTCTGAGTATTACCAGGTCCTTGTCTTCTTTGCTCTGCCAGAACCACCGGCCGAACTTCTCGGGATTCCATTTGAAGCCGCCGAGCAGTTGGCTGAGGATGAATAGTTCCAGCTCGATTTGTGATTTGTCGCGCCGCTCTCCATAGAGCATGTCGTCATCACTCAATTCTCTTTCCGGTAATGCCATGAAATAGCGGCGCGATGTACTCTCGCTGCGTTCCGACGGAATCGAGTGCTTGTAACGACGGTACAGCTCTTCCACTTTCGAGAAGAACTCCTCTTCACTGCAATGCGGCACTCCGAGAACGCCTTCATATGAGCTGTTCCGGATGACGTACTTGCCGTCCACTTTGAGGCTCCGCATTTGGAAATCAACCTTGAAACGCGCCCCGTTTTCTACGGCACTGACTGTTTCCTGATAGATATTGTCCATAGCTTCTACGAATTGGTTATGTCCGTTCTCCTGAAGGCGGGAATGCTCAGCTTCAGGTTGTCGTTAATCAGGAATTTCCTGTCGCACTCGCAAATGATGTGGGTGTCCGTTACCCGCTTGATTCTCCGTGTAACTTCATCGTGGGAGGTATATGGCCGCCCGTCCTTGGTTCCGTTATCTATATCTCCCGATATATGATACCAGTTTCCGATTTCAATGTCTTTTACGTTCATTTTTTATCTGGTTAAATTGTTTGTCATTAAATGCACTCGAATCGCTGACGCATGGCTTTATAGCTCTGATAAATACAGTAGGTCCTGGATCCAGAACCAGGTAATCGCCTGGTCAGGATCCAGGTAGAATACTGTATGTTAAATTCGATTCCTCGTGCAAAATCGAGCTGCGTTGCCCGTAAGTCTCAATCAGGCCGGCACATTGCTTTATCAGTTCGATATGAGCAGCTATTCAGCTACGGACCTTGTCCACAGGCATCTAATCAGATGCCTTGGACTACGGTCCTTGATGTTATTAGCTGCACCATTAAACTCCTGACCTTGACCTTTTCACTTTGTGCTAAGTTTTGCCGTTCTTAGGATTGCGGCACGTTGCTCTAATAGGTCGATGTGCGCCGCGATTTGAAGTCCGGGCAGCGACGTCGTGTTCCTGATAGTGAATAACGACGTCATTGCCGGGACTTCATTGCTTGCGGCACGCTGATTCTTGTCCCCTGAACCGCAGTTTTCCGTGCTGAAAAAATCTCATTCGGACGGTACATTCCTTTATTTTCCTGATGTTCGCTGCTCTGTTCTGCTGGCCTGGGATTCTCCTCCATCCACTCGGATGGAGGGAAGCTCTGGCCGCAAGTTCAAGAGCTGCACAACTGAAATTCCGATCTCGACTTTTGTAGCTGTGTACTCAGCTTCTCATGATTCTCTGAATATCGGCACATTGCTTTATTGTTTTGATGTACGCCAGTTTCGGAAGCCGGATGGTCGCCGTCGTATGACGTTAGGGATACGACGGCGCCGGACGGGCTGTATCGAAACTCGGCATGTTGAATCATATTCCTTGAATCACCGCGCTTTCGTGCTAAAGGGGAAGTTCTCATAATGACAGACACATTTCTTTACTTGCATGATGTTGCCCGCGAGAGCCCAGCTCTTGAGGAGTCTGAAGGTGATGGTCCGATCACCTTCAAGACTCTCGATAGAGCTGGGTTACACGCGGGAATCTCAAATCCATTCCTCGAACTTCTGCTGATGTGTTTCAGTTCATCGGATGTCAGGCAGGCGACACATTTCTTTACGACTTCGATATATTACAGGAGGAACCAGAACTCACCGATCCTCGCCGGTTGTTAGACCGGCGAAGATCTATGCGTTCTGGTCTGCCATCCTGTAACATTGAATTTTGCCTCTTCATCCATTTACCGTGTGTTCGGTATATCCTATAATGATGCTACCAGCGTGTTGTACACAGCCCGACTTGTCAGCAGGGCATTCCTCATGCAACCAATCGTCAGATAGCCGGGGATGTTGCCTCCGGTTTTGGAACGGTTCGCTTTCACATTACGCCCACGCCCCCGGACAATACATCCGTCAGACTTGTTTCTGACATATCCCAGACCTCCGACTTTGCGTTTACCGGTTGCGACTGCCCGCAAACAATCCATGGCAAACATATTCAGTTCGTCAAGGTCTTTCCGCACGTTACATACGGGAAGAATCTGTGTCGCCCAACTGAACTCGCCGTTGCCCTTGTACAAATAGCGGTTCACGGAATTGACTGCCTTTGTCAGCGTCGTATTCCGGTTGCGAATCGTTCGTCGTTCGATTTCCTTTTGGAAGGTTTTGATACGGCTGGACGAGAGAGAAATCATTTTGCCCTTAATGCTGAACCCGAGGAATTTGAACCAGTGGTCAGCGGTCAAATATTCCACCTTTTTCGGATTGAGCTGCATGGATTTCTCAGACAGTCGCTTCCGGAGCAATTTCATCGCCTTTTCGTAGTCGGCGCCGATGAAAAGCATATCGTCAGAATAGCGTACATAGTAGCCATTCATCTGCGAGAGTTCTTCATCGAGGTCATACAGGAGCACATCTGCCAGCCAGCTTGCGACGGCACACCCTTGTTTGAGCGATTGGTATTTCCTTTTGAGGCAGTTATCCTCGTCGAAATACAGGTCGGAATGATAGTATTTCCGCAGCACGTCGATTAAAGCGGAATGGCCGTACTTGGCTTCTACCTTATCGAATGCCTCATCGATGAATTGAATCGGTACGCTGTCGAAATATTTGGAGAGGTCGGATTTCCAGCCCAAAACTCCGTTCTTTGCAGCGTTCACGATCTGATGACTGACCTCGGTAACCACTCGGCCGCAACCTATTCCTGTCTGGTAGGACTTGCAGGTCTCGTGGAGCATTTCAGGCATCAAGTCAAACAGGAGGTCGTTGGCGATACTGAGTATCACACGGTCCATCGGCTCGTTTACATACACTGTGCGGAACTCGCCGTTGTCTTTGGGGATTTGAGCCGTATGGGGCGGAGAGATTTCATACTTTCCCAGCATCATGGCTTCAGCCATTGCCAGCCGGGTATGTTCGTCGGTCAGCCGGATGAGCTGGTCTTTCCGGATGTCTTTGCCCACACCTTTCTCGATTGCTTTCGTCCATCGCTCGATGTCGAAAAACATTTGCAGAATCTTTTCTGCCATATTATTACTCATTTTATTTGTTCCTCCTTGCATACGAGTACATCCCCGACAATGTAGTCGGACAAGCTCGGATGATTCTCTTTGAAAATGCGTGTAGCCGTTGGGTTGTGTTTAAGACCATGCACCTTTCCTTCCTCATTCACGACCATGATTTCCGTGTCATTCAGAAACACGAGTTCGATGTCTCCTCCGACTATTGCCTGCATTTCCTCCAGCTTAAAGTCGGTTCCATTGGCAGGTTGCACCGGTTGGCGCGTCCCATCGGTTTTAATAATTTCAGCCATTTATTTCTTATGTGTAAAAGTTATTATTGTCTGACCGTCATAGCCGCATTGCACTTTCAGCCCGAAAGCCTCGGCATCGGAACTGATGCAGCAGATGTCCCAGACGTTCAGTTTGCCTGCACAGGTTATGACGGTATTGTTTTCCGAGATATGCGGTGATTTGCCTTTCAATGCAGCACCGCCGGATATTCCGCGCAGGATGATTCCGCGCTGATGTGTTGTAAGTTCTTTCGTTTCCATAGGCAAATCGGAATTTGTTAAAGAATAGATGCTATCCGAATGTTCCGGCGGAATTCGGGCATATTTTTTTGTCGGTACACGTTCAATTATCGCATACCGGTCATCGGGTTCAGAACCCGAAACAAGGGGCGCACGGTGCCGTCAACACACGGATTCCGACCCAGACGAGCACGAGCAAGCCTGCGACGAATACCGTATTCAGAATGGCATCCTGCCGTTTGCGGGCAAAGGCGATTATCTTTTTCATGACTTTGATTATTTCGATTATACATTTTGCAATCGGGCACAAAAAAGGCACGAGTTCTCGCCCGTGCCTGCACCGATTATTTCTCACTACATTAAGCTGCCGGCGTCGGGGTCGGCGTCAGTTGCGGCATTTTGATGATACGGCAGCCCTCACCAATGAGCACACGATATACTCGGACGAGGTTGCGCCCGCGAAAACTGCTAACTGTTACACTTTGCACACCGGCTTCGCCCAGTCGTTTCAGCATGGGTTTGGCAGCTTTGAGATGTTTGAAGCAGCCGTAACTCTCGGTTCCGGCATTGTTATATACGTCTATCATATTTTTACTGCATTAGTTTTTTTAGGAATTTCCAAGCCTGCGGGCTATACCTCCGGCACACGAAATTTTCCAGAGGTTCTGTGCGTTCATAGCCGCAATTCAGGCATAAATACCGCACGAATTTGTGCGTGATGAAGTACAGCATCCCCGTTTCATGGCTTTTGCAGCGGTCGAAATACGGGGAGATGCCGAGCGCAAAGTGGGCAGAAAAATTTTCCGCCACTTCATTGAAAGCGATGAGTTTGTACATGACCGGATACGAAAAGGACAGCGCACATTTTCTGCACGCTGTCCGGCTCTGATTATATCGGGTTCGTTATGCCGTTACGCTGCAATCGCTACGGTTTCAGCTCCGTTTCTCGGTTTTCTGCCACGTCTGCGGGCAGGTTGTTCCGCCACCGTTTCGGCAACGGTTACGGGTGCCGCACTTTCGGCGGTAGCTTGTTCGGCAGACTGTTCGGTCTGCACCTCTTCGGGCTGTGCGGCGTCTTTGGGCAGTTCCACACGGAAATTCAGTGCCTCCATGAGTGCTTTGGTGGCATTGTGGATGTACTTTTTGCGGTCACGTGCCGAGCGTTCCAAGTCCTTTTTGGTCGGCATTAACCCGATTCGTGCCCATACGCTTGCGTCGAGGTCGAAAACTTTGACCGTAACGCCTGCGGAGGTGCGGATGATGAGCCGGTGCGGAGTTCCTGCACGGAGTTTCGAGCGGATACCGTCGTTCGATTCGCGGAGCAGCGATTCTTTGGTCTTCACTTCCCAGAACGTAGTCACCACGTTGCGCAGCACGCGGAACATTTCGTCCTGCGTTTTCACGGTCGCTTCGTAATCGGCACCGAAAAAGTGCATAGCCGTGTTCTTGCCGTCCTTGCCGGCATACTCGAAAATCACACCTGCGGCATTAACTGCCATGTTTGCAAACTGTTCTGCATTTAACTTACTGATTGCCATAATGATAAATTTTTGTGAATTTCTATGCAATAGTGCATATTGAGGGCACTGCGGAATCGAACCACACGTTCTACGGATGGCAAAACGGCACGACCTGTGCGTGCCCAAAAATCGCACGCTACCTTTCACCCGATAGCGTGCAGATTTCATCTCAATTTGCACCTCACTAAAACGTGCCCTATACTCGCTATTTCGGAAAAAAGCCCTATATTTGCATTGTTCACACACAAAAGCAGTTTTCCGCTGTCATGGCAAGCCCGACATACTCCAATTTCCGACGGGTGCTTCTTTGGCACGTCCCCCGTCTTTTCCAACGGGGCAGCTAACATTCGGGCGGTTGGCGGCTGGTGATTGTGGGCATAATCTCGGCAATGCCCTTTTCTCAAGCTCCGTGCGGATTGTTTTTACCGCATAGCGATTTTTATCTCCGGCTGCGCAAGGGCAGACTTATGGCATTATTTTATCGCCTCCCTTTTCCATACGACTCTCGCCCTCCCAAAATCACGGGCTTTGCGTATGCGGACAAAATACACGTATTTTGACCGTTCCGACTTGCTACATTGGTTTGTAGTCCTGCGCGGTGTGGTTGTTTGACACCCTCTTTAATCGCTCCAAAGCGAACAGGCGAATTTTCGTTTGTCCGAGCCACGAAAACAGGTTTCCCACAAAAAAGGCTCTTTGTTTCTCGCTGTTGCGGTTTTCGCTGTCTGTTTCTTATTTACTGACTTTTTTTTGTTTTTACTATTTACAGACTTTCGGCGTGTGTGCCGTTTTTGAAAGTCTGTATATTTTTTGTTTCTGTTTTCCCCGTCTGTTTGTCGGGGCTGTTTCCCTTTCGGGTTCAATTCAACTCTAAAACAAATTTTTCAAACCGCAAAATTTTTTTTCGTCCGATTGAGAAAAACGGCTCTAAAATGAGAGTGAACGCCCGCGCGCGATGGCTATTTTTATTCGATTGAAAATCAATACATTACAAGAAAGTGGAATTTTTTTTTCAAAAAAATATAGGGTTCAACGTTCAAAAATGGACTGAAAGAAAAACTATATATATTGATAGTCAATTATTTGTTAGTTGATAACCGTCTAAAAACAAGGGCGAAAAAAAATTTTGCTTTCAATCCGAAAGAAACAAAGGTCTATTTATAGACTTTTAGTTTCACTTTTCTACAAAGTGAAGGAGTTAAGACACTGAATAACAATACACTAATAATTTTTGAAAAGAACGGGGTGGGTACTACCCCCAGTGCGGATTCGATACGCGCCCTACGGCCTGATTTTCAAGTCCCGTTTTTGGCTCTGACTTTTTTGTTCAAAGTTTGGCACAGTTTCGGGGGATTATTCGTTCAAAACAGAACAGGATTTGTAGCGGGAGAAGCCGTCCGGTCATAGACAGACTTTGCAAGAATCCATTTACCCGCCGGCTTTGCATTATCGGATCCTCTTGACGATTGTCATTTCATATTATGGCAGACACGGTTATGCGGAGAATCTTGTTTATTAAAACATTCCAAAATGGGGCATTAAAGCAGACGGTCGCATATACAGTCTTGCATAGAAATTTGTGCGCTAATGAATTATCGAATTTTTTGTCGAAACTTTTATTAGGTTTCCCTAAAAAGAAAATTGATAATTTAAGCCCGCATTTCCCCGATAATCTTTATCTTTGCCTAAAGTAAACCTGTATATAATTTATAGATGCAAATACCGGATGAGTAAAAGCAAGTCGGCAATCCATGATTTCTTCCGATGTTACAGACCGAAGAATGAGACACATGAACTGGCCATAGCGCAGTTTTGTGCCCAGCGACGCTTTGTCGTCTCTATCGACGCGACACCCGACAAACGGTTGCCTGTAACATACGAAGAGTTCCGACAATGGTTCGAGACGGATACGCCCCGACGCGGTGATGTCGTGAACCTTGTGGGGCAAGGGATTTCAGGGATTGTCGAAACAGTGGGCGTAAATCAATCCGTGTGCCTGTACGTCTCGATCAGAGGTGATGAACTGGACGTTGCTTCCGGATGTTTCGACTATACCTCGTTGGAAATCGCCGACAAGGAGACGGTTCTCCGCCTGCAACGGGCTCTTTACAGGGAAGGGCTGGTCTGGAACCGGTGGCGCAACAGACTCAGACCGCGCGAAACACCCAAAGAGAATGTCCAGTACCAAATCAGCGTATTGGGTCAGAAAATCGGTTACGGTGTGTTTCGGGAAATCGATGCCAAGGGACGGATTGTCATGTACTGTATGAAACTGGAAGACGGTCCGGTGCGTTATTCGCTGCGGGAGGTTGTCGGCCCGGCAGAAGATTACCAGTTGGAGCCTATCAACGTGGGACAGCGTGAGGAACTGGCGAAAGAGCTGGAAAAGGCCGGTGTCCTTTGGAACGGGTTTTACAAGCGGATCGAGCCGGTCAATTATCTGGCTCCGGCAGGAAAAGGCTACTACTACCTGGACGAGTTCTGGGAGGTATGCAGGACTATCGAGCAAGGCAAGACCAAAGGTGCGAAGTATTTCAATAACGGGAACTATTCCCGGTATCGGGAACCGATGGAGGAACTCCGGAGGTATCTTTTGAACGAACTGGGTGTCGGTCCTGTTTCCCGTTCTGAAGAGAGCGTGTATTATTACCTGAAAGAGTTCTGGAAGGTTTGTAGGACAACGGATAAGGGACGACGGAGAGATATAAAGCGGGCCAGATCCGGTAATTATTCCACGGATGAAGCGAGTATAAGAGAACTTGCCTTACAGTTACAGGAGAAACGGAAGGAACAACTGTCCCGTTATCCGTTAAAGGGATAAATTGAATTATATAACAATGATTGATAAAATTCTTGACTTCATAAAATCTTTGTTTTCAATCTATTGGAAAACAAGACCATTTAGGGCTTTCATAACACTGGACACATTAGTTTTGGTTGGGTTCAGTGCTCTCAAAATAACATATAATGTTACTTCCGGAAAACATTCATGGGGGATTGAGGTGACGCAAGGTGAATATAACTGGATTATAGTCATAATTTTAGCTATCATAAATATTCCTTTTGCTATTTGGTTGATAAATGATTTACTAAAAGCAAAGTTAGAATTATTACAAAAAGTTCAATATAAGGTAGAAGTCGGATATTTTTTCGAGGGAAATGTAGAGATGTTATCTCCTACATTTGAAGAAAAAAGAATTTCATACAAATTAAAGGAGCAACCAAAATCATTGGCAAACAACCCTTTATTAGGGATGTCGCCATTTCAAATTGCTATTGCAGATTTCCAAAATATTAACCGCAATGTAGTTCAAGCCACTTCTGTTCAAATAGTTCGAGGCGAGATAAATAAAAGTTTCTATCCTATTCAGTTTTATTTGGAAAATATCGGAATACCTTCGTTAAAATGTTTTGAAATAACATTTTACTTCGGAAATGACGTAACTGAAATCCGAAGCAATAATAAGAAGATGAATAGTGTGTTTGGAGTTGAAATTCCCCATCCATCATCAACCTACATCGATGAGGAAGAAAAAAACGTACTTTTGAAAGGCAGAGACTTGCTGGTAGGTAGTAATAATATTGCGACTAAACCAATATTTGTAAAACCTGTTTATCCAACGGAGAAAATAACGGTACATTGGAAACTATTGGCGGATGAGTTTAATCAAACTGGAAGTTTTGACGTACCAGTATCTTACGATATTAGAGAAAAACATGAGAATCGCTATGTAGATACTCCAGACGAATTGCAAAATGACATAGAAACCATTTGTGATTATATTGAATCAATTACTTGAAATTCAAGAGATAGATTTAAGTTGCCGAGAAATAACTCTTTTGGATTTCTGTATCGGTATTCTCTATCTTCTTCTAAAGAAGAAGCAAGGTGGAGGGTATAAATAAAGCACTTCCGCTACGCTCCAGTGTTTATTTATACCCTTTAATGCTCACCCCTAAAGGGGTTCGCTATGTTTTTCTTTCAGTAGATAAAAAGAAAAGTAAGATAGTAGTATAGTATATATAATATATTACTGCATCTTACTTTTCTGTATTTATAGAACCGGAAATAGTTATCGGTCAGCCTCCATCGAGTCTTTTTCTATGCCTGTAGGTTTGCTCGAACTTCTCCCTGAAAGCCTTTACCTGCTCCTTGGGTAGGTAGCGGCGCACCTCGCCGCAGAGCCGGTCGTACTCCTCCAGAGGAAGCGTGTCGAGGTCTGCCATTTCAATCTCCACGTCCGGATGTAACCGCCGGAAATAGAATCCCGCCGCCTGCGCATATTCGCCTTTGCAGGCCCGGCTAACCGTCTTGACGGATGTTCCGGTGATTTCGGCGCACGACTGCATCGACTTGAAGATGGCAACCAGTATGCGCGTGTGTCCGAACAGTAGCACCTGTTTCGGATGCCGGAATGTACTGTTGCTTTTCCCTTTGTGTTTCATACGGCTTTCATTTTACGATGCGTTGCAGAATGCGGGCGATGAAAGAAATGTTTTCCGTGTTGATCCATTCTTTGGCTACGTTCCACGTCAGCGATTTCTCGAAATTGAGGTTCTCTTCCGTAAGGACATGATACGACAAGCAACCCTCCGTCGGTTTGAGCCCTTGGCCATGCAGTTCGCACAGCCCGTTTTTCCAGAATATGCAGCCGTGCTCCGTCTGATGCGCCTGCACCATCAGTATCGGGAACGGGATGGCTCCGACCAGCATACCGACAGCCCAAAATGTAATCCGCAATCTTTCTTCGTATCCGGCCTCTATCAGCCGCCAGATGTCCTCCGGCGTGCCCAGACAGGGCGTCAGGCATTGTCTCCGGCAACGGGGACAGTCGCAACTCACGGGATAGCGTCCCGTGGCTCTTGAAATCTTGTCGATCAGTTCCTTGCTCATTCTATTACCTCCGTTTCTTTTCCGGCATTGCCGTTGTTCCACAATTCGATGATTTTCTCCCGTCCGAGCAGTGTCCACCGTTTCCGGGTACCGAACGCCCATCGTTTTTGCGTTTTGGGATTCGTCCAATAGTACGGCACGTCGATTTGCCACTCCCGGTATTCCGGCAGGACGGCCCATTGCTTTTTCACGAACCGGCAAATGCCGCTATCTTCCAGAAATTTACTCATGCGGCTGGCAGAGATGCCGATTTCACGGGCGAGTTGCGTGGGTGTAAAATAGTCCGCGCCTTCCGTCAGGTGGCTGTACGGATTTTCCACCCGGCGGCGTCCTGACGGTAGTTCAGGGCGTTTAGGCGGCTCCCTGTTCCATAGTTCGAGAATCTGGTCACGGCCGATTTTGCTCCACCGCTTCCGTGTCCCGGCGGCATGGCACTTGCCGGTGCGCAGGTTGTTCCAGTAATACGGCATGTCTATTTGCCAGCTCCGGTATGGCATGAACGCCACCCACTGATTTTTAGAGAATTTGCAGATGCCTTTCTCCGCGAGGAACTGGTGCAACTGCCGGGGCGTCGTGTTCAGTTCCTGCGCAAGCCATGTCGTCGAGTAGAAATCCCGTCCCTCTATCAGGTTATCGTAAAACTCCACCTTGTAGGAATCGGCGTCGATTCGTTCCTGTTGCAGGTGTATTTCGTGGCGTTGGGCGACAATCAACTGCTGAGCCTCGTCGAGGCTTTGCGGCACGGGAAGGTTTTCGGTAGTGCCCATACCGCTTTCGGACCGTGATTCCAGCGTGGCATACCCCCGTGTCATCAGTTCGTTGATTTTCGTGTTGCACCATTGCGAGAACTCCGGCGACAACTGGCGGGCGAACTCCATCGCCAGCTCTTCATCAATCCACGTGGCTCCGTTGTTACGGCCGCGCGTGGTGAAAATCTGACTGTCGAGACTTTCCGAGATGCCCTTCTCAACCAGATGCTGGCGATAGCGGACAAAATCCGCCTTGCGCAGTATCTCTGCCGGCAACACGCCGAAGCTGCGGGCCATCTGTGTGGCGTTTATCATCATCTTGTTGTTCGCGGCACGGAAAGAAATCGGATGGTCTTGATAACTGAACACCACATCTTCCTGCTGCGCGGGTTGCGTCGCTCTGGCAGACTGTATGGCCGCGTCTTCGAGCAGTTCGTTCAGCCACGTCTCCACTGCGGCGCACTTCTTTGCCGCGATGGAGTTTTCGCGCCGCATAGGCCGGATCAGCTTATAGACGTCGTAAGGGCTGATGGCCCACATCTCGCGTCCTTTCTTGCGGAACGGAATCTGAATACTGGAGGGCAACTGGCGGATAGCCGCCTTGTCGGTCAGCATCTCCTCGCGCCCCAATACTTTGCAGAGGTCATGCAGGTTCACCCATGCCAAGGTTTTGTCATCGTTGAACAGCACCCTGACCGGGTACTCTTCACATAGTATCGCATTGCTTTTCATCTTGTATTATTTTTCATTCTTTTTCTCTTCTAAATCACGTTGTTTACAGAACTTCCGGAACTCCTTGCGCCGCTGGTCATACGCCTGACGCTTGTGGGCCATCTCACGCACCGTGAAATAGCGGCGCTCCACACCGCATAGGCGGTCGTACTCCTGCAATGTCAGGTTGTCGAGGTCCGACAGGTCGATTTGCACATCGGGGTGCGCGTGTCGGAAATAGAAGCCTCCGGTGGCTACATACTTCCCGGTGCAGGAGAACGATATGCTTTGGAGGTTGATGCCTGAAAAATCCGCCGCGCTGTGCAGCGAGCGCACCACGGCGATGAGTACATACGCGCCGTTGAAGACCAGCAACTGCTTCGAGGGTAAAAAAGGGCCTTTCATTTTCATTGCTCATGAGGGTTTGAGGTGGGATTCAGTTCTTCTGCGGTAAACCGCTGCTGCGCCTGCATGAGGATGTAGGAGTCGGAACACACGATGCCGACCAGCATCATCTGAGACATGCTTTCCAGCAGGTACACGCCGAATACGGGGTCGGCACAGCAGAGGAACGGCAAGGCAAAGGATTCTTCCGCCAGAAAGTGTCCCGACGCGGCATCCACGGCAAGGCGTTCGTCCGGCTGTATGCCGTACATCTTACCCAAATGCTCTATCCAAAGGGCGAACCCTTCGGTGAATTCAGTAATCTTCTCTTCCGGTTCCAGTTTCATGGATTGCAGGAAATGTGTCATGTCAAAATAAGTTCGGGCGTCGGTAACGGTAAACAGCAAATCCGGAAACTCGCCGAACCGAAGTCTGAACCCTTGATGATTTTCTATTGCTTTCATTTTCTCAAAATATTGAATTTTGAAGGAAAATATATACTTTTCGGCTCGATTTTGGCTATAAATTTGCCGATAAATTTTCTTGTTAGTAATTCATTTATAGCGATTTACAAACAACAAAACAGCGCAAAAACAAGCAAAAAAACTATAAGTATTCATCCGCCTATTTTGTATGGTAAACCGAACATATTGGAGGTAATTTGTTCGTATGGTCGGAAGGGTGCGGATAACCCATTTTTTCGGGTTCGAACTATTCTTTTTGAAACCCGAAAAAATGCAGGAAGAAGGTACTTTTAACCACGAGTTGCTCGAAAGCATATTCCACACGTCAAAAAAAACAATTCAGGAATACGTACGGGAAATCGAACGGCACAACCGCTACCGCTCGGTGCGCTCGAACATGCTGCTGGGAACCATCCTCGACGACCGGGCGCGTCTGATCGACCTGTACGATGCGTGTCTGCAACAGGATGCGCACATCCGTGCGGTCATCGAGACGCTCGAAAGCCAGATACTCGGTGACCGCTATATGCTCGCCCGTCTGAACGACAAGGGCAAATACGTCAAGGATGTGAAAGAGAGCCAGAAGATACAGGGCTCGCAATTCGATAAAATCATCCGTGGCATCATCGAAGCCAAACTCTACGGTTATACGCTTTTGGAAATCATGCCGGACATCGACCCCGATACGGGTCGCCTGAAAGAAGTGAACAGCATCGAGCGTCGCAACGTCCTGCCCGAACAGGGCATCGTCGTCAAGCGGCAGGGGTTGTGGCTGCCGCACTGGGACATCCGCTCGGCCGCCTACCGGAAGCGTTATGTGCTCATCAAGACGGGAGATATTTGGGACTCTTCTCGGCCACGACGCCACTTATCCTCGCCAAAAAGTTTACGATTGCGAACTACTTGAATTTCAGCCATTCATACGGTCAGCCGATTATTCACGGAAAGACCGTCAGCGAAAACAACATGGATCGCAAGCGTCTGGCGCAAGACATCTCCAATGCAGCTCAAAATAAAATCATCGTAACGGGATTGGAGGACGAAGTGGACATCAAGACCTTCACCATGTCAAACAGCGAGAAGATATATACCGGACTAATTCAGTTCGCCAACAAGGAGGTCTCGAACCTCATTCTCGGCTCCGAATCGATGGCCGGAGGCATGCAGTCGTATGTCGGCTCCACCAAGGCGCATCAGGACATCTTCCGCGACCGCATCGAGGTGTACCGCCGCTACATCGAGAACGTGATGAACGAGCAGATTGTCCCCCGTCTTGTGGCGATGGGCTATATCCCTGCCGGGTTGGAATTCAAGTATTCCAACCGCATCGACATGAATAACGAAGACCGCATCAAGCTCTACTCGCTCATCACGGACAAGTACGAGGTGGCGGCGGACGAAATCGAGAAAGAGTTCGGCATCATCGTAGGCAAGCAGCTCAACGTGATACCCGGCATGGGCTGCGGAGGCGGTGCTGTGCCCGGCGGTAGCTCGTCGGACCGTGGCATCATGTCGGACGAGGAATACTACAAACGTTACGGTCATCCCCGAGGCGTGAAACAAACCGACACCAACCCGTAGCCATGAGAATCACCCTTGAACAATTCTGCGAGCAGTGGGCTCCGAAAGGCAACGGCCGTTATCTGCCCAACAAGATGGAGTTCAACACCCACGACTTCGTGACAATGGCCGGCGAATACTCCAAGAGCCGTTTCCGCACCAGCTTTGCCGAAGGCGGATTGTATGGCAGCGGCAAGCTGTGGCCGGAGCGTAAATCCCGCTGGGGACGCCGTTTCACGCATCCCGTAATGAACGATACCGGTAATTTGTCCCGCTCTATTTTCGGGGAGGCGGAGCGCATGGACCGCACCAACCTTACCCAGCGTGCGTATGGCGAACGGAAAAAGATTTTCCGCCGTGGGGCTCGTTATGCCATCTGGACCAAGGCAAGCAATTATCACCAGCATGGGAAGCGCGGCGCTTCCCAAAGTTACGCAGCCGTGCACAACACCGACCCGGCTTTGGGGCTCTATACCGTCAATCAGTACAGCCGTCGGCGACCCGAGCACCGGCAGTTTATCGGCATTAGCCCGAAACTGAACCATACCGTCAATCAACTGTTTATCCCCATCTTGTTCCGGGGATTTCCCTTTCCGAACCCATGATCAGAGACAAGAAACCACATAATCCACCCGTAAACGGTTCCGCTCCGGAAGCGGAACGACCTGCGGTCGCCGTGCCGGAATCGGTCTCGGAGAATCCGTTCGTGAACATGTATCAGGCCGTCCGGCGGGCCATCCTCACGCTCAGGGAGAATCCGGAGGACCCGCAAAGTCCATCGTTCTTCAGAACAATCATGATTGACACGGGACAGTTTTCCCGTATCGTGCGCAGCGAGAACCTGGAAATGGAAATCGCCTTCCCGGCCATCTTCATCCGCTTCGTGAACGTGCGCTACCTCGTGCAGCAGCAACGTATCGGCGAGGGCCGCGCCACCATGCGCATCCGCTTCATCCTCAATACGCTCAACCATACCGACCCGGAACGGGAATGCGACCCGTTCATCGTTTTCCAACGGTTGAACGTCGCCATTCAGGATGCCAAAAGCCATGAACCGGCACTCACGGAACGCTGCAACCTCCTTTACTTCGACATGCCTGTTACCACCAATATGTTGCAGGCGTACTGGGTGGATTACGAGGTCTGGTTCCGGGAATCGTCAGCATGGAAGTACCGCAACTGGGTCGAGCGCTACTTGGTCATGCCGCCTTTCACGCAACATGCCGATGCGCCGCAGCACGACACGGCGGGACACGGGCACCATGCCGAACCGGTTTACGAAAAGGTTACGGGATTCCAGCCCTCGGTCGATGTGCCGGACCTGCCGGAGGAGGATGAAAAAGAACCCGAAGAGGAAAAGCCTGCCGGGGATGTTCCGGATGGCTCCGGAGACGGATTATAAACCATTTTATGCGAGCGAAGCTATTCTTACCCAAAGGAAAAGATGAACACGGAAACTTTTGAACATATCGTCTGTCAGTCGGGCGCAGGGCGTCCGGCCTCCATCCGCTTCTTCGGCCGCATTACGGAAGAGAGCGCGGGGCGTTTCAGCGAGGCGTTCGACTTTTTGGAGAACATCGTGCGTCCGTCCCTCATCCGGGTGCTCATCAACTCGGAGGGCGGTTCGGTGCTGCACGGCATGACGGTCTATGCCGCCATCCAGAACGCCTCGGTGCCTACCGAATGCGTCATCGAAGGCATGGCCGCTTCGATGGGCTCCGTTATCTGGGCTGCCGGGGACAAGTCGTTCATGCGGGATTACGGGATACTGATGATTCACAATCCGTTCCTTCCCGACGAAAACGATGGGGAACCGTCCGAGCTGGTCAAAGCCTTCACGGCACAAATCGAGACCATCTACCGCAAACGGTTCGGGTTAAGCCACGAGAAAGTCCGGGCCATCATGGACGGCGCTGCCGGGCAGGACGGGACATTCTTCGATGCGGCGGCAGCCGTGAAAGCGGGCATCATTCCCGAAAGCCATGTACTGAGGACCAGCAAGCAGCTCCGGGACAAGGTGCGTGCCGACCTGTCGGGCATCACGGATGCGGCGGCCATACAGGCAGTCATGAACCGCATCACACCGCCCGAGGATGAAAATCACCCGTCGGGCGAGAAAACCACTATTCTTAATACGAAACTTAATCAGAGACCCATGAACGAAGAGAAAACATTATCCCCGGAATACAGCGCAGTGATCGCCTCGCTCGGCATGCAGGAGAAGAACGAGGTCAAGGACGTGCTCTCCCGCATCTCGGAGCTGACCGGTGTGGAAGCCCGGCTGGCCGAGGCGAACAAAGCACTGAGCGATGCCAAGACCGTCATCGCGGGTAAGGACGCCGCCATCGGCAATCTCCAGAAAGACCTCGACAGCGTAACCGCCCGGTTGCAGGTCTATGAGCAGAAAGAGGCCGACGCCAAGGCAAGCGCCATTGAGAACTTCTTGCAGAAAGCCGTGGACGAAGGCAAGATAGAGGCGGACGCGGTGCCCGGCTGGAAAGAGATGGCCGCCACGAACTTCCAGTTGGTGCAGGACACCATCGGTTCGATTCCCGCCCGCGAGAAAATCAGCGAGCAGATTGCCACCGACCCCGACAACGCCAAAGCGGCAGCCGATGCCTTGAAGAGTGCCGGACAGAAAATCGCCGAGCAGGTCGAAGCCGTCGTAGGCAAAGACTTCCAGTTCAAGAAACTGCAATAACCCCGTCCGGTGGGAGACGTACCATCCCGCCACCTTGATACACATAAACTGATTTGCCGGAAGTGGTTTACCGCTTTGAGTCGATGCTCCCTGTTCGCGGCCGAGATTCTAACCCAGAAAATCACTAACACAATGGCAGATACAGTAACTTTCTTACAGAACGGCTATGCCGGAGAGGTATTGGAGGACCTGCTCACCTACACGGCGCAGGGCAACGACACCTACCGTGAGGGGCTGATACACATCAAGTCCGGCATCCAGCACAAGTACACCTTGCCGGCCATCCGGTTGGGAGACATCATTCAGGACAACGTGCCCACGCCCCAGAGCTCGCACGGAGCCAAAGGCGAAAACGGCGAGAACGAATACCAGTTCACGGAACGCCATCTCGAACCCGCCGAGTTCATGGTTTACCTCGAATTCAATCCGCGCGACTTCGAGGCGTACTGGAAATTCGCGCAGCCGACGGGCAACCTCGTCTTCCGCGAGCTCGACCCCAAGTTGCAGGCCACGATGCTGCGCCTTCTGATGGACAAGAAAAACGAGTTCATCGGCAATGCCATCTGGACCTCGGCCAAGGGCGGTGCGGCCGCCGCAGGCATCACGGCTCCCGCCGGTGCCGTGCAGATCGGAGCCGGCAAGGAGAAATACTTCGACGGGGTCGTCAAGCGCATCATCGACAACGTGAACGCCACCGATGCCCAGACCGTCGCAGGCGGCCAGTGCATCGTCTCCGGTACGACAGAGCTCAAGGACGGTGCTGCGGTCGAGGCGGCCCTCTACTCGATGTGGAAGAAATGCCCCAAGCAGATCCGCAAGCGGTCGGGCCTGAGCATCGTCATGGGCTGGGAAGCGTGGGACGCCTACGACCAGTATATCACCGACAAGATGGTAAAATACTCCGAGAACAGCGAGGTAAACCGCTACCGTTTCAAGGGTAAGCGCATCATCCCCATCACGGGCGTACCGGAGCACACCATTGTCATGGGCAACTTCACGTCGGGCATGGATTCCAACCTGTGGATGGGTGTCGATTACGCCAACGATGCCGAAGTCCTCAAAGTGGACCGCCTGCAATCCAACTCGGAACTCTTCTTCTTCCAAATGCGAATGAAGATGGACGTGAACATCGTCAAGCCTGCCGAAATCGTCGTCCATACGGCCTACGCCAAAACGGCATAACCCTTTACCGAATCACCGAATAATAACCGTGCGGGGGATGGACACCATGCTCCATCCCCCTTTTTCATACCGAAATATCTATGGCAAAGACTCAAACGACCATTCCCGAAACAGATACAACCCAGCCCGATGCGACGGTAGCCGCACCGTCGGCAGCAACTGTGGAGAAAGATACGGCATCCGAGAAAAACCCGAAGAAAGAACAGGCACCGAAAGCGGCGACCGAGATTCCGGCTGCGGTGTTGGCCATTCTCGGGAAATTTCCCGACTACAAGGAACTCTACATCGATGCCGACGGCAGCATGTACACGCCGCAGACCACTCCGGCCATCCGGGGCAAGGCCATCCTCTACAAGAATCCCTATTACAAATCATAACATGCAGGCGATATGGCTTTAGGTAATGTAATCATCAAGGATGTGGACGGCAATCTGCCGTATGCCGCATCCGCAAGCAACGAGAAAATCACGGGCCTGCTGTTCGACGTATCGGGACAGCCCGACCTTTTTACCGCCGGTTACGGGAAAAGCAACGAGATGAACGTGGCACCGGGCGATGTCATCTGCATCACCAGCCGTAAATCCTCCGTGCAGGACTTCGGCATCCAGGAGCGTGTCGCGTGTGACCCGGACGAGGAGGCCAACGAAAACTTCCTGTTCGGTATTCCGGCCTACCATATCCGCGAGTTCTTTCGCATGGGCGGCAACATCGACGGTCCGGGGCGGCTGTATGTCATGTTCGCGGACTGCTCCCAGAACTGGGACGCATTGGACGTGATGCAGCGCGCGGCGGACGGGCTCATCTCGCAGGTGGGTATCTGGACCGAGCAGCCGCTCTGGAAGCTCAACGGCGAGCAGGAGAAATACAACCTGAACCTCGTCAAGGGCATCAACGACAAGGCGGTGGCACTGGCCGAGCTGAACCAACCCCTGTCGGTGGTGCTGTGCGCCAACCCCGGTAACACGGGCAGCGACACGGAAGAGGCAAAGGTCATTGACCTGAACCGTATCCCGTCGGCCATCTGCGAGTCGTCCCGCACCAGCGTCATCTTCGGGCAGGCGCGGAACGACCAGAACGCGACGATTCAGTCCCGCAACCCGAACCATACGCCGGTGGGATTCCTGGGTGCTGTCATGGGCGCCCTTGCCAAGGCGAGCGTTCACGAGTCCATCGCCTGGGTACGTCAGTTCAACCTCTTTGCCGACGACTTCCAGCAGATTGAGCTCGGGTTCGGAGATCTTACGCTCGATGCCGAGGACGAATTCGTATCGACCAACCTGTACGAATCCCTCTCGCCGGTATTGCTGGACGAACTGGATGACAAGGGATACATTTTTCCCATCAAGTATTCGGGTCGGGAGAATGGCATTTACATCTCCAAAGACCAGACCTGCTCCAACGGGGACTACCGTACCATCGCCCGCAACCGTACCATAAATAAGAGCCGCCGTGCCGTGCGCGAAGCCTTGCTACCGTATCTGCACAGCCCTCTGATGGTGAACCCTGCAACGGGCTTTCTCGCACCCTCGAAGATTACGGCCTTCAAGACCCTGATCGGTGATATATTGGCCAAGATGCAGGCAGCACAGGAGATCAGCGGCTATGCCGTGACCATTGACCCCAACCAGAACGTACTGGTGGACGATACGCTGCGCATCAGCTATGTCATCGTACCTGTCGGTGTGGCCGTGAAAATCTATGTCGAGGAAGGCTTATCACTAACCGCTAAATAGATGTAAACATGGCAATCATAAACAACGTCGCATACTCTTGGTCGATGATTACCTTAGCCAGTACGGCTTTGGGAATCGAGGAAGGCTCCACCGTACTCGAAGGCGTTTCGGGTATCAAATGGAGCAAGAAACGCAAAATCGAGCCCAACTACGGTCTGGGCGGGAAACCGGTCAGCCGGGGTTTCGGAAACATCTCCTACACGGCGAGCATCACGATGGACTATGCCACGCAGCAGACCCTGCGCTCGACCTACGGCAGTCTGATGGACATCGGAGAGTTCGACCTGATCATCTCGTTCGCCAACCCGATGGCCAGCGATGACTGGACGACCACCACCGTCACGTTGAAAGGCTGTATCTTCAGCGAGGACGGCATGGAGAGCCAGCAGGACGATACCAATATTACGCACGAGTTCGACCTCAATCCCTTTGATATTCAGATTGGAGATGGGGATACCATTTAGCTTTCATTCTCTTGCATGGGACCGCTTCTTTTTGAAAAGGGGCGGTTTTGTGTTTGCGATCCGGGGATATTTCGGTATCTTTGCAGCCTTTTGAGTATAACCTATAACGAATGATTATGATACAAGCGACAGAGAAGAACTTTGATGAGCTGCTCTCTATGGAGAAGCCGCTCATGGTCGATTTCGGCGCCGAGTGGTGCGGCCCGTGCAAGGCGTTGGCACCGATGGTTGCGGAGTTAGCGGAGGCCTACAAGGAACAGGCGGTTATCGCTGCGTGTGACGTGGAAGAGAACAACGACATAGCCGTAAGGTATTCCATCCGGAACATACCGACGGTGATTTTCTTCAAGGACGGCAAGGAGGTCGGACGGCAGGTCGGAGCCATTGCCAAATTCGTGCTGGAGGAGAAATTGAAAGCGTTGCTGTAAAAAAGAGAGAATGTCTCCCGATGTCGGCATTCCCTCTTTTCTTTGTTTCTTCACTTCTTCAAGAGTTACTTTTAATTTTCTAACAACTTATTGAATATAGATATAACAGAATTTTTCGCCTCTGTCTTATCACTTAATAAACTTACTAATGAAGGAGCAAAACTAAGCAAGGCACCTGTCAATGCTAATGGCGCAGATATGACTGAAATTGTTCCTAAAATGCTAATAATTCCGCCACCTATTCCGCCACCAATCTCAATAGTTTTTTTTATTTTCTGCTTCGCTTGCTCATTTCTTCTACCTATTGCTTTAACAATCAATGATCTTACAGAATCAATATTATTAGACGCAGATAAAGCTCCTCCATTTGTTAAAATCTGGAGATAATCTCTATAAAAATCCTTTTCTTGAGATATTATGTCATAATATTGAGTGATAGGAGTATTCAGCACAATATTCAATTCTGTTTCATTGATTATTTTTTCTGATAATAATGCTCCTAATATCCCATCGTAAGCATATTTTCCGGAGCTAAGACCTCTTGCATCGGAGAAATCGATATCTTGTTCGATAATTGTTTGGAACCGTTCAGGTGATTCTGCTATCGTATATGGATGTAAATTACAATATTTTGTAATTGATAGCATATTCAAAAGACTTAATAATTCCGGAGTCATATCAGCTCCATTTCTTATGACTTCTGATATAATCTGCTTTGAATCAGAATGCCACATAAAAGGATTGGGAATCATTACGATCCTTCCTTTTTCTGCTAAAGGTAAGAGATTGACTAATGAACTCGCAATGGAACCAATATGAGTTATATTTATCCGTTCAGGAGACAATTTAGATAAAATCCGTTCGTATAAGTAATCAACTAATACAATTCTGTCACCTAACGAAAAACCAACTTTTACAGCTAAGTCCAAATCGTCTACTAAACCAAACAAACCCATCTGGACAAAGGCTTCCTCTCGTGTCCTTAAAATAGAAATCGCACTCTCTGTTTCCTTCCATATTTGATCTAAAGTCTTTTTCAAATTGATAAAGTCTGAATTACAAACCTTGTCAGGATAGAATACAGCTCTATTATCTGTATTGAAATCGATATGAAGATGAGTTTTTATTGCTTGAAGATAATTTATAGTAAAATGATTATCCATATCAGTAAAAGATATAACCGCATTCTTGTTTTACATATTCAAAAATTTTCTCTTTCGCAAAAACTCGTTGGTTCTCTGGTAGTGAAGAAATATATGCCTTAATTTCATCTATTCTACCAAATTTATCAATTTGAGCCTTAATAACACAACCAATAGCTTCTGAATCTTGCCGATTTTTATCATCATGGGATATTGCAAAAGATAAAACAGCATGTAAGACATCAACAGGAATCTTAATAGTACACATTTTTCTAAAATGCGACATATTATCACTCCAAAGAGCACCTATATTGGGTGATAATGACGCAATAATGTGCTTCCAATATGCAATTGGACTAATAGTCCAAAGATACTCTATATAATCGGCAATATAATCCTCCTGAAATCTGCGGTTATTTACTTTAGAAAATATTTCTGAGTCAGTCATATTTTCTACAATCCATTTTGCTTCTTGCAAAGGTAGTTCTTGCAATTCATGATGAAGATTCTCTGTCCAATCAGGCTTCATCAATTCTTGTTTCTTTTCAGATAATTTTTTATTGTCCATATTATTTCGAATTATAAATTTTCCCAATATCCTTGTAGTCGCTCTTTTATTACGGTCATTACTGTTTCAAAGGACAGTTCTTCCGTGTATTTGATTTTTCGCAAGAAACCTTTCCAGAAAGCAATACGTGTCGGACTTTTCACGAACTCTTCCGCAAACAGAATGTGATCCGGCTTGTATCCGGTTTCTCTATTCGAGAAGGTGGCGGTAATAGCCTGTTGCAACATCTCTTCATTCACTTTGTTGCTTTCCAGAATGCGGTACACGTCAAAAAAGTCTTTCATCCGGCTGTTTTCTTCCGCCAGATCAATCATAGCCTGAAATTTCTCCGCCACGACCGTTTCCAATGAATAGGCCATGATATTGACAGCCGGAGTTTCTTTCAGCAATACCGGATAATCCAGTTCTTCGGGTTTCGGCGTAATCACATCTCCGAACCCGATATCCATCGAAATGACTTGGCGGATGGTATCCAGCCGAGCCGTAACATGAAGCCGTATGCCATGATATTCCTTGTTTACCGTTATCTCTTCGGCTGAGATGCTTTCCGTGTCGAATGTCATCCCGTCCTCCGGACAAGACACGGCACATATCTCCTCGAATGCCATTTTTACAAACTCCTTGTCCCTGCTGATTTTATCGCCGAGGAAGTCTATGTCCAAGGTCGGACGTGCCCGGAACTGTTCGAGAGCGTATAGCAACGCGCCTCCTTTCAGAAACAGTTTCTCGCGGAAACGGCTCTGAGACAAGCGATACAACAGGCGTTCCTGAATGTAACGGATTACTATGAGCTGGTAACCCAGCTTTTCCGCTTTGGATATGTTCAGGAGTTTTGCCCTGACGGATTTTCCGTAATTCTTTTCTCCCATATTTTATAACTGTATTTCCAGATATTTTTTTATTGTTGATGCCACACGCATAATTTTGGCGTATTTCATCAGTTTATCGATGTCCCGCGTTTTGCGGCTCAGGTAGTTCTTCAGTATCTCGGAGCTGACATCAATACCGATTTTATTCCGGTGTTTTATGGCGTCACAGACCGATTTTTCGATGTCATAAACAGGAACGGTAATCCCTTCTATGACGGTATGTGTGATTCCGGTTTCATAGGCCACTTCATCCCATCGATATATCGTAATGGGAGGATATTCAGGTGTCCTTACTTTTCTGTTACGCGCTATGGCAATATAATACTCAGTCGGTATTTGGGTGGTCAGTCCATAATGGGACCATGCAGAGTACATACATAGAACGCCTCCCGGAATGACTATCTCAACATCAATCATGGTTTTAGCCATTTCATCCGGCAACAGATACACACCTGGGCGTATGCGAACCAAATCTCCGTTTCTGACCAGTTCCAGTACCTTGTAATACGTTGTGCGATTTACGGCCTTCGCCTGATTCGCAGTAATGTAGCCTCCATTGTTCCGTATGATGTTCTCAATATACTCCATGTCTTCTTTTATCTTTCGTACAAAGTTACCACAAATTTTCAATACAGTGGTACATTTGTACAAAGATTATTCCTCGACTATCTCCATATATCGAGCCGGATCAAATGAAATGTGCTCATTACCACCGATATATCCTAATTGATTCGACAGGCACCTGGTGTTTCTGATCGTTGCGTCGATGTTTCGGTGAGAGTGCCCGTATATCCAATATTCAATCGGGCTCGCTTCGATATAGTCTGTCAGGTCCACCATAAACGCTCCGTTGATCGGACTGTCCTGAAATTCAGGAGCCATCAGTAGCGATGAGGGGACGTGATGTGTCATAACCACGATGTGTTTGGCCTTGCTCTGTTTTACGGCCTCGGTCAGAAACCGGAAACAGCGAAAATGCTCCTCGTTGAAGCGGGTCCACCTTAGTATGTCGTTCTCGCAACGGATATTCCTAAAATCATTCACACGCATAACGGTTTCCGCTGCTTTGTCGAACGGAATCTGTGCCCACAGAGGTGTCACAATCAAGTCAATTTCTACCCCCAGCGATATGACCTGATTGTTATAATAACGAACATTGGGGCGAAGGGCATAACTCCATCCGTCTACCGTTGTTGCCATATCGAATCCCCGGTAAAACTCATGATTGCCCGGAATAGCGATTACTTGTTCGTAATGGTCGGCTGCCCAATCCCAAAACGGATGTCGCTCGCAGTATTTATCACTCAAGTATCCGATGTCACCGGCAAGAACAAGAATATCTCCCGTTACGGCCAGGGGATGTTTCTGCAAAAAACGGCTGTTTTCATCAAATTCCAGATGAAGGTCGCTTGCGTATTGTATCTTCATTTCTCTATATATCAATATCGTTGTTATCTGACGGAATATGACCGCAAAAGCAGGTTTTATCCTATATATAAACAGGCTCCGTATTATGCCGAAACCTGTTGCAAGATACGAATAAACAAGTAGATAGACAATTTTATCTGCGAAATTACACCCGTTGAAGCGATAAAGCCGCTATTCCTTTTTGTAACCAAATATCACGCAGAAATGGAAGATAAGAATCTTACGCTGGAGCAGGAAGCCCAGATTAAGGAGAAGGCGGCCGCGCTGAAGGCCGAAAAGAAAACCCGCAAGGTCTATCCAATGGTCGTGTTCGGCGACACGGACTGCGGCGAGAAGGAGTTCTACGTCGCCTACATGGGCGAGCCGACCTTCCCGCAGTTCTCGAAGTTCATGGCGGCATCGAAGAAGGACGAGGTGAACGCCATGCGTCAGCTCGCCCGCGACTGCTTCCTCGACGGCGACAAGGAGTTGGTGGATAACGAATCATTGTTCCTCTTCGGTCTGATGTCCCAGCTTTCGGAGATTATCACCACCCGTCAGAGCCTGCTGGTAAACTGATAGACACCTGGGCAGTACGTGACGACCAGCGGATTCGTCAACGGCTGATCTATATCCGCCACTACTTCCCGGGTGTTCATCTCGACAGCATCACGGACGAAGAGTTTGCCATGCTTTCCGAGGAGGCGTTGTGGCTGCACCAGCAGGTGCTCGTCTCCCGTCTGACCTTGCAACCGCCGTCTCCCTGATCCGCTTTCCGAAGCCCCGCAGCCCTTGTGACTGCGGGGCTTTCCTTTTCAGTCCCCGGCACCCGAAAAGGGCTATTCTTTCAACGGATGTAAACACGCTATTCATGGCTCAAACGCAGAATTACGAAGTCTATTACGATATAAAGGTCAATGCCACGGAGGGAACCGAGCAGGTCACTGCCTTTGCCAATGCCGTCGAGAAGCTGAGCAAGGGTCGGATAAGTTTTGCACCGGTCGTGACCAACATCAACGAGATGATGCAGGCCGTGGAAAAGACCTTCCGGGGAAAGAACGGCAAGAAGAAGGATTTCAACTTCGATCTGGAAATCCGAACCGGCGAAACGGAAAAGCGACTGGAAGGTGTCAAGAACCTGCTGACCGAAATCAAAGAACTGACGCAGGGCATCAAGCTGACCATCAATCCCGGCGAGAAAATCGACGGTCGTGCGCTCCGTAACCAGACCAACAAACTTGTCGGCAAGAAAAAATTGGACGAGCAGCAGGCCGAGGCGAAACGGAATGCCGCTTCGGCTGTCAAGAGCGTCATGGACACCCAGCGGACGGTCACCCGTTCCATCGGCAAGATCAACTCTGCCCTCGCTCATTTAGAGAAAAGGCGTGAGGTAAACATCAAGACCGACGCGGCCCGGGCACGCTTGCAGGAAATTCTCATTCTTTTAGGCAATATCCGGGGCGCAGCCACTATGACGCTGCACCTGAATACGGCAGCTCCCGCGACCTCCGTCCCTGCCGGTCCCGTCGTGCGCCCGCCGTATGCCCCAGTCGCAGCCGCCGTTCTTTCCGACAAGGAACAGGCCGGACTGAACAAACGTCTCTATGCGGACGAGGCCATGAACCGTCAGCGCATGCAGCAGGCCAAAGAGAAAGCGGCCTTGCAAGTGGAGACCTTCCGGCAGATGTCGGAGATCCGTGCCGCCGAGCGTGCCGCACGCTTACGTGAAAGCGAACGTACGCGTACCGACCGGGAGTTGCGCAAAATTGCCGAGCGCACCCGCCGCGAGGAACTCAATGCGGAGAAGCGACGCCGTCAGGCCGAGGATACCCAGCGGCGGCGCAACGCAGCCCGTGCGGTAACAACCATGCGCCGTCAGGCGGCTTTCGAGGATTCCGTGTACGGCAGCAAACGCCGTGCGGCCATCAACCGTATCCAGTATTCCAAGGCTCCGTCGTGGCGGAACCTCCCGATGGCCGGAATGCTCAACGCCTACATGGCCTACAACTTCCTTCGCACACAATTCACGGAGGCCGTCGAGTATTCCAACATCATGCAGTCGGCACACTCGATTCTCCGGGTTGCCGATTCAGACCTGGCGACCTTCGAGGGGCGTTTCGACCGGATGGCCCGGTACGTGCGCCGCATCGGTGTTGAGACCAAGTTTACGGCCATCGAGGTGGCGGGTGCGGTGAAATTCCTCAGTATGGCCGGTATGGGTATCGAGACCATCAACGAATCGATCCGCCCGATTACGAACCTCGCGCTCATCGGGGACAACGACATCTCGCAGATTGCCGACCTTGCCACCAACATCCAGACCGGCTACAACATCAAGAACACCAGCATGGGCTCGGTGGCCGACATCCTGGCCTCTACCGTCTCGCGTTCCAACGTAAACATCATCGAGATGGCCGAGTCCTTCAAGATGGCTGCCGGTTACCTGCGTCTGTCGGGCGTCGATTTTACGGAAGCATCCGCCGCCATCGGCGTGCTCGGCAATATGGGTATCAAAGGAACAATGGCCGGTACGGCTTTGCGAGCTATGGCCACCCGCTTTGCCAAACCCACCAAAGAGGCGCGGGAGGCATTGGACCGTCTGGGTGTGAAATTCACCCGCATGGAAGACATCTACGGCAAGCAGGTGGAAAAGCTGCGCCCGCTGGCCGACATCTTCGAGGACCTGAACAAGAAAGGGGCGACGATGGCCGACATGCAGACCATCTTCGGCAAAATCGGAGGCAACGCCGCCATGATGTTTGTCAGCAACTACGGGCAGCTTCGGACGCTTGCTTCCCAGAACCGGGCGTCGCAGGGCATCTCCTCCGAACTGGCGCAAGTCAAGCAGGACACGACCAAAGGCTTGTGGTACCAGATGACCTCCCAGCTTACGGAATCCTTCATGCAAGGGTACGAACTCATCGAGCCGGTCATCCGGAGCACGTTGAAAGACTTCCTTGCCAAATTCAATTCCCGCGAGTTCGCCCGAGGTCTCGCCTCCATTGGGCAGGGCGTCATGAGCCTGCTCTCCGTGCTGGGTAACTTCGCATCGTGGATGACCCGTAACTTTTACTGGATCGAACCGCTCCTGTTCACCGGCTTTGTCGCCACGCGGCTGTTCAAACTCGCCGGCGCCCTGACCAATGTCGGCGTCGCGGTCGGCTTTATCGGCAAACAGACCGCAGGCAACTCCATCGTCGAGCTGGTTTCCGGTCTGACCGGCCTGACCAGTGCACGAGGAATCAAAGCACTCTCTTTCGCCAACAAACGGGCCCTTGTCACGGCCTTGCGGGCAGCCGGTGTCAGCGGCAAGGGTGCGATGGGCCGTGCCTTGTTGCAAAGCGGAGCCGGGTCCTTCGCCGCCCGTGCCGGATTCTCCTCGCTGTTCGCCTCACAGGTCGCTACGGGCGGCGGTCTGGTCGGTGCTGCCGGTTCCCTGAGTGCCATTGGTACGGGTGCCGTTGCCGCAACGGCCGGTATCGCCGCATTGGTGGGAGCCTTGGGCTGGGTCGCCTACAAGACATGGCAGATCAAGAAAGCCAAGGACGCCGTACTGGAAGACATAACCGCCAACGAGAAATACCGCTATCCGGTCATCGAAGACTTGTACGCGGCCTTGCACAAAACCTACCAGCAGGCCATCGATACCAAAAAGGCGGTGGACGACCTGACCTCCGGCAAGACAGTTGAGGAAAGCAGCGGGCATAAAATCGGAATATTTACCGGGAACTGGTGGATGTCATTTCTGGCTGAACTCGGCGCCAGCTTGTCTTCCTCCCGAGGGGGTGTCTATCATGCTCCGGCATACAGTTATAGCGATGCTCAACAAGACGACAGCCGGGAGGCCATTACCGCCATTGCCCGCCGTGACAGCCAGTCGCGCCTGAACGCCGCCTATGCCGAGTTCGGCAAAATGTCCGACCCGTTGGAGGTCCGTGCCTTTATCGAGAACATCGCCCTCAAATACGGGCAGCAGGCGGTGACGGCGGCCGAAGCCGCAAAGAAACTCGGCTTGGACAAACCTTTCTGGTTCGAACGTAACGGCAAGATTACCTATACCAACGCTCTCGGTGACCTGCCGGAAGTGGCTGCGGCCTATACGCCCACTTACGCCGCCTACCAGAACAACACCACCGTGAAACACATCACCACGGCGGCACAAGGTTATCTCGATGCCATCGAGAGCATGGCGGGTGCCCGTGCCCTGATCGAGAAGTCGGGATTCGACTATGGAGAGTTGGCCCGTGGCGGCTTTACGCAGAACAAAGACGGGCTGTGGGTACAGAAGGCTTTGAACGCGCAGGCTACCGACAAGGAGCGGCAGGAGATGCTGGCCGGCCGGCAGCGCGTGCACCACCTGTTGGTAAACCTTTCCGGTACCCTACGCCAGGTATTTGGCGGTTCCTCGGAGGCTGCGGAAAACATCCTCCGTAAGGCGGGCTTCTCAGCTGCGCTCTATGCCAACGAGCCGGACTCGAACGACACCTCCCCGTTCAACGCCAACCGCATCACGAACATAGGAGACGATGACGGCGGCGCGGGCGGCAACTACTCCGGTACGGGGCGGTTATCTTCGGCGGCTCCCAAGCAGGTCATCGTCAACATCACCAACCTGATGAGCGTGGAGACCATCGACCTGTTGAAATCGCCCGAGGGTCAGACCGCCGAGATCCAGCACTTCAAGGAACAGATGGCACAGGCCCTTATCGACGTAGTGCATGACTTCGACGCCTCGTGGAACGGTTAATTAACGAAAAGACAACGACATGAAGAACCTATTCGGCAGCAGATTGCTCAATATCGGTGCCTCGACGCTTCTGAGCGGGGGCATCCTTTCGCATGGCGGACTGGGCGGCTACATCAGCGATGCCGCCCGTCGCGTCATCGGTCTGGGACTCGCGGAGTTTCAGGACGGTGCCGTACATTACTTCTCCAAGAACAGCGACATCCTGAAACGTGCCGTCATTCAGTTCGCCAGCCAGACGGCCTACGGCATGCTCCGCTCTTATCCCCGCTATATCAAATACTGGGAACAGAAAGAGCGGGACAAATACCTCGAAACCCAGTCGCAGAGTGCCATCGTCAACAAATCGGGACAATACTACCAGCTCATCAAGGAGCAGCAGGCTGTCGCCGAGAAGAAGAACTACACCGACAGCATAGTGGGCCGCACGGTGGCAGACTACATCGAATTGAAAATCAGCGGCGAGGGAACCTACTACGACAAAGAAAGCGGCAAGGTGGAGCCCAACAGCAAATACGGGCTGATCACCTTCGTCGATTTGGGTCCGCAGGTACAGCTCTCCTCGAAAAACAACATCGTGCTGACCACGGTGCAGGGTCGTGACTACACCCGAAAAGAGTTCATTTCGGGCGGTGATCTGGAATTTACTATAAACGGTCGGATAACCAGCAAATATCCCGACGTGTACCCGGAAGCCGAGCTGTCGAAGTTCCTGAAAATCGTCCAGTACAAAGGTGTCATCGACTGCGACAACACCATCCTGCGGCAGTTGAAAATCTCGCAGCTTATCATTCTGGGTTACTCGCTTCCAACCGCCGAATACCGAAACGTGCAGCCCTATACCTTGCAATGCGTGGCCGTGGAACCCTCCGAGGCGGTAGAACTGATCTCCAAAGATGCGGAGGTCGTGGATGAAGCCATCGAACATACGAACAAATGGATCAAGTGGGTACGGTTCGGCACCGATGTCATTGACCCAACCTCCATATTAAAACTGAACAACCTATGGCTGTAGCACCGCTTGACGTATTATGTTGCCGGATTACCATCGGAGACCCCGATGCGGGCAATCCGATGTCCATTCTGAACCCCATTACGCTTACGGAGGTGCAGGAGGTCGAAATCGTCGAGACCTACAAGAAACTCATCGGCACGGCAACCATCCGTTTTCCAAAAGGGACCATTTTCCGCTCCACCATCATCGGTACGGCCACCCTTGAAGGCAAAGACGCCAGCCGGATAACCACCGAGGTCATGCAGGACGGCGTGGTCATCGAGAAACGTTCCAGTTACTCGGCGATGGACGCCACGACCTTCAAAACCGGGCAACGGGTGCGTATCCGTTTGGGCTATAACGGGATGCTGCGCACGATGTTCGACGGATACATCACCGGCTATAACACCGAGAGCAGCTTCGAGCTGAAATGCGAGAACATGGCTTACAAGCTCAAGCTGAAGCAGGCACCCAAGTTCGAGACGCCGGCATCGGGCACGAGCGTGAACGACGTGATGGAGGGCAAATACAACATCCTGAAAGATACCGGATTCAAACTGCACTCCGAGACCAAGCGGTTCGACATCCAGATCGGGAAAATCAAAATCACGGACAACTTCACCGTTGCCGACATCCTCTCGGCGTGGAGCCGTTACCGCATCTACTGCTTTCTGAAATACGACGAAAACAGTCCCGACCGGATGCCCGCCATCGCTATCGGCCGTCCGTACTCCTCCGCCAAGAGTCAGCCCCGGTTTCCGGAAGACAGCGCATCCGGTCCTTTCTGTATCCGCTTCGACACGCATGTGGCCTCGTCGGATTTGAAAGTGCTCAAGACCGACCCGAAATTCCTTGCCGTGCAGGCCAAGGCGTTGGGCTCGGATGAGAAATTCTTCGAGGTGACGGTGCGCCTGAATCCCGACTACGACCCGAACGTTTCCGGCAGCAAGGAGTTCCAGACCGTGAACGCCACGCAAATCAGCAAGAAGACGCACAAGGTGACGGGCAACACCACGGCCAGCGGTGCGCAGACCCGCACGAAAGTGGACCTTTCGACCTACACCATCGTACCCTACATGTCGCCGAACATGAAAATCAACTCCGACAAGCTCGTTGAGGAGGCCATCGAATACTTCCGCAGCTACAACCTGAACGGCATCAGCGGTTCGGTGACGCTCTTCGGGGATTTCGGGTTATATCCGGCCTGTCAGGTGGAACTCATCGATGACCGGAACCCGGCCAAGAACGGCACCTACATCGTCGAGGAGGTTACAACCACTTTCGGGACGGGAGGCTACCGGCAGAAAATCACGATACCGCATAAAATCAAAGGAACAAAGACAACGTATGGAAATAACTCTTAAAGATGATTTTACCAATGGACATTTTTCTTATCCAATTCCAGCGGTGAACTTATGACTGTGAATGCACAAGGAGTTCCCAACCACGGTGTATCGAAACATTCGGATTTCGCTATGGGTGATTCGCTACACATCATACCATAGAGTGGACAACATCGAAAGGATGAATTGCCTAATAAAAATTTATACATTGCCTCCAAAGCGATCAATTCAAGAACGTCCATCGAATCATCGCCTTCAACTATATCTTCAGCACGTTTCGTTGCTGTTGCAGGATTATGATGTCCACAACTATGAGTTTGAATATAAGGAATGCCTAACCAACTAATGATAGCATTTAAGTTTTCTATCGAAATGCAATCTGTTTTTTCTTCATATAAAACTGTCAATAGAGGAAGCATCTTATTGGATAAACGCACTCGCTCCAGAACCGTCTTAATATAATCTAACGGAGCAACTAAGTTTTGCTTCAACATTTCTAAAAAGTTGTTGACCATTCCATCAAAAAAATCGGGAATAGGAATGCTCTTCTTTTGTGGTGTTGTAATTGTAGACTGATCGATATAATCTGAAAATAGTTGCATACCGTCGGTAATCTTTTCTTTTTCAGCTTTTGCCAATAGCTTAATCAGACTCTCGCCTGGGGCCATACTGAAAAGAGCTGCATGACAACAGCAGATAAGAAGTTTGGTATTGTGGTATAATGAAGGATAGTTGTGCTTGCATAATATTTTCACAACATTGTACGGAATATCATCATGTGTAGCATCAGGGTCAACTAAACTTTGATACAAGGCTGCCATGCTTTCCTTGATGATGTGTGCTCCCAGTTCTAAAGTATCCGTAACCTTGTTTTCAAATGTTATAATCAATGATATTACAGGCATATTTTTCCCTTCGACAATTTTCTCTCCTGTTCTAATCTCGATTCGTTTAGTTTGGTCTATTTTTACTCCATAAAATTGACTGTCATTGAAAAATCCATTTCCAACTCTGAATATGCTGTCAAGACGCTTCATTCGTTCTGTCGGAGAAATAGAATACGGTAACTTGACTTCATCACGGACGGCTATTTCCTCTTTCAGTTTCAACATCATTTCATAGCGTAAAATACTGGAAGATAATCCCCACAAAGTACCTATGTTTTGCCAATAGTGGATGTATTCATGAATGAAAGTCCCTCGATCTTCTTGGCTTATTAGGCTTAAATCGGTGTTGAAATCTCCTGCTGTGTAAATATGGAAGAATGAAGTGTTATAAGCCCCGCGCAAATTAGATACTATCTCTTTTTCAGATACTCCTAACGATAATAATTTTTCTTGTATATTCATTTTTTATAAAGTTTCATTTTAAGTATTCAAAGATAGCAAAAAGCCTCTATCCAACTGTCTATTGTCGAATTTATCTATTCTTTGAATATGAAGAATTCACAGGACAACAACCGGCGGATGATACAGGAGGCAATCCGCAAAATCGCATTGGGGCGCAGTATTGAGCGTATCGAGATGGCTCCGGGCGGCATGGGCGGCGTGGGTACCGCCCGCATGATTCACGGTTATGTCGCCAAGATACATGACGACCCCAGTGATGAAGAGTTCGCCGACTACGGCGGCACGGTGGACGTGGGCGAATATCCTGACGAAACTGCTTCGGCGGGCGGTATCATCCACAAAGGCGTGTTGCTGGCTGCCGCCCGGAACAACGAGGGCGGTTTTCTCATCGTACCGACCCTTTTTTCGGAGGTGACCATCGTAGTGGACGCCGCCACCTGCCATGCCTATATCGTCAATTACTCCCATGCCGAAACCATCCGCATGGAGGCGCATTCCGAGGTCAGCATCGGCATGACGGAAACCGAGGCTCTCGACCCCGACAGCGACTCCTCGCCCGATTACGACGAGCTGGAACCGACCGGAAACGAAGCCCATACCAGCTACACGGCCGAAGGCATCACGGCAACGGTCAGGAACGACAGCGGCAAAGAATCGTCGGTCATGCAAGGTGCGGAAGAGATTGCGCAGACCGTCGATAAGTCGGAAGTCAGACAGACCGCCGACAAAATCGTACAGAAGGTAAACTCCACGACCGTTGCCGTTGCCGACAACAAAGTGACGCTCGGCGACGAGAACGCCACCGAACCGCTGGTTTTGGGTAACGAGCTGGCGCAGCTCATGTTAGATTTCCTGACGGAGTGCAGTAAGATTATGACGCCTACGCTCATGGGAACCATGCAGCCGCTGAACTTTCCCAACTTCCTCTCGCTGACCTCCAAGATTCAGAAATTCCTATCCAAAACCTCCTATACCAAATGAGTGTCACCCTTCATCCCGGCATCGGCGGTCTCGATACGCAGGGCCTGTGTTACAGTCTCTACCGCCAGTTATACCAGACCTTCTTCAACGCCCAAGAACGCAAGAGCGAAGACAATCCCTACGGTGTGGAGGAAGGTGACGACACGTCCATCCGTCTGCATAACACGGCTTATGGATTTGCCGAGGCGATTTCGTCCGGCGTTTCCGGTGAAGGCGGAGGTACCGGTAGTTGGTCGGGCTATCTGCCCAAAAGCGGCGGTGACATGCAGGGATTGTTATGTGCCGACTACGGCTTTACCGCCGGTATCGACAACCGCCGTCTGCTGGAAACGTACCGCACCTCGCAAAGCGATGACGAGGGAAACGTCATCGGTTACACCTACGGCATCCGTCTGACGGGCGACGTACATGTCGGCGGCAATCAGCTCTTTGTGGGCGGTATGCAGCCTCTCCGTTGCGATAAGGCTACCGGCACGATATACCTGAGCGGGAAACGGGTTAATTTCGCCGACGCCGCCCTTTCCCTCACCGGAAATATCCTGCTGGGCGAGACCAAAGAAAACGGGGTGTTCCTGACTTCCGACAGCCTGCTCATTCATGGGCGGGAAGTCTATCACGGCGGTAATGCCAACCTCGCCACTGTGGACTGGTCGATGCACGACGCTACCGTTGCCGGTTCTCTCGAAGTCATGGGAGCGGCGACGCTCTCCGGAAAGCTGCGTGCCTTGCAGGGCGCGGAGTTGGGCGACGTCGGGCGGCTGCTCTTCTCTGTCCTCGGCGAAACCGTATCCTGTCTGAGTGACTTGACCTTTTCAGCCGGATGCGGAGTCCGAATCAGCGGAGTTACCGTGCTCAAAGGTTCCGGTGCGAAAGACATCCGGTTGGAGGGTGCTGACGGCGACCTGCTCGTAGGCGGCGACCACACAGCCAAGATACGGATTCTGTCGAACCTTACGGACATCGACGGCGAGCACGTCCTGCTTTCCCCATACGGGGCGGCGTACTTTCCCGACTCCATCCGGGTGCGGCACAGCTACGGCGGGGACCTGCTCTCCTCGTACCGTACCGACAGCGAGGATGAAGGCATCGTCATACACAAACTGCTGCGATTCGGAAGCACGGGAGGTTGCTATCTGACAGCCGACAATGACCGATTGGTTTTCGTCTCCCGCAGCGACCACACCCAAGCTCCCGGCGGTCAATACGAATCGGTGAACACATTCCTCGGACACGCTCCGTCCACCAGCCGTTACGCTCCGTTAAACCGGGCGTCGAACTCCCTGCGTATCGGTACATCCGGTGACTTTATCGTCGCTCTGAATCCCGTCGAGGTCACGGGACACATCGGTATCGACGGGAGCTTCACCCGACTTACGGCAGAGGGGCTATTCTTTACCGGCGACATCTGCCTCAGACAGGTTGGGGACGGTATCCGTCACGGCGGGAACGCCTACTTCGACGGCAGTCTTTCCTCGGAGCGATTCACCTCCGGAATGGCCGGCACCGGTTGGGCGATCCTGCGCAGCCGGACGACGGGAAGCATCTCGGCGACCTTCGACGAACTGACCATCCGGAAACGGATGCGGGTTTACGAGTTGGAGGTACAGCGTTCCTCGGCGACCAACGGAGCCTTGTGGGTAACCGATACCTGTTCGGGAGACAGTGTCGAAAAACTATAAATCCGATTATGGCACTATACGAATATTCCCGTTTCAAGATACGCATCGACCCCGGTTCCAAGAAACGGCAGGGATTGCATGCCGGAGACGTGGTTCGCCGTCAGTATGCGGACGGTGCGCAAACCTTTTACAGCCTGATGGTCGTGCTGGCCACCGGAGAAGACTCCGTGCTGCTGTCCGACGGGATACATGCGTCATCGCCTTTTTTCATCGGCGCACTCATCGAGGGCGACGAGCCCCGTGACGGAGAATTGCTGGACTTCGTGCGTCTCACGAGCCTGACCGATGAACGGCGCAGCGGCGCCATGTACCTGACTGCCTCGGACGAAGAAGCCCCGTACATGGATGTCATTGACGGCATGGGGACGGAACGTTCCTTGTTTCGTCCGGCATCCCTTGCCGCGTTCGGTTGCAGCGACAACGGGGTGTGGTCCTGCCGTTACACGCCTTCGGAAGGTCCCGCCACCCGCATCCTCCGGATTAGCCGCTCCTCCGACGCGGCGGCTGTCACCGGCGGTTTTCAGATTCCGTTTCCACAGGCCGTTTCCCATCCCCAGCGTCTGGTGATTTCATTCCGCATCCGCGCTTCCAAAGAGTTGTCCGCCGTGCCGTTGCGCTTCGGGTATGCCGACGGTACGGAAACAGACGGACAGGACACCGTGGACGTTACGACCGAATGGCAATACCGGTTGAGCCTGATTACGGTGGACTTTCCTGCGGAATATGCCCGCGCGCTGTCCCTCGACTTCTCGGGAGAGCTCGGTCCGGACGACTGGTGCGAAATCGGAGACCTCAATGTCTGCCTACTGGAACAGCTTTCGTCCTTTGCCGAAGCCGCCAAAATCCGTATCGGCCGCATCACGGGAATCGCAGACCCGCTGTTCGGTATGCTACAAGGTTATGGGGCTTACTTCCAGCGTCTCTATGCCACGCGGGACGTTCATGTGGCCGGCACGCTGACCGCCGGTGACGAGGACGGCTTCGGCAGCACCTTTTACGCCGGACGTATTCACAAGAACTGCATCATCGATTCGTTGAACGGCAATTTTACGAGTACGGTTGTCCGCCTTTCATCCGCCACACCGACCGGTATCGGCAAAAACATCCTGCTGCCCGTGACCGGCGGGACATTGCTTTGCCAGAAAGAAGTGTGGGTAGAGAAACATGCGGGCGAGCGTTACTGTCTCTCTTTCTGGTGTTATTGCCCGTCCAAGCAAGAGACTCCGTTCGATATTCTTCACGGGGAAAAGGTGCTCGCCAGCCTTATGATGCCCCAGACATGGCAACGGGTACATGTGACTTTCGACATCGAGCATATCCCCGGCGACGACCTTCGCATCGACTTCCGTACCGAGAACCGGGTGGTCTGGTTTTTCAGTTCCCCGCAACTTGAAAAAGGGAACGTGCCGACCCTATACCAGCCGACAGACGGGATCCTGAACGAAACCGACGAATACGGGGCGTGGTTCTGCCGAGGCGGTGTGGGCGGCACGATTCAACACCCCCTGTTACGGTTGGAGCCGGACGGTTCCATCCGTGCCGGCAACGATTCGTTCGTCATCAACCCTGACGGCAGCGGATACTTCTCCGGCGGCCGTTTCCGCTGGAACAAAGACTCCATCATCTTGCAGGATGTCACCATCCGCTGGGAGGATTTGGATGAAGAGATGCAGGAACAGATGAAACCCCGTTTCGTCACCGTTGATGGCGGTACGGTGTTTCATTATAACGATGCCGTTTCCGGCAATCTTTGCGACCCGGCAGAGATCCTCCTGACCGGCACGGCGCAGAACCTGACAACGGATTCCTGCCGTTGGGAATACCTTGCTGCGGACGGCGGGTGGAAAGACACCGGCGGGAACCAGTCCGTTTACACGCTCACGCCGGATTTCTCCGGCTGGGAAGGCCGGAACGTCCTGACACTCCGTTTCATCGTCCGATCCTCCGGCACATCGTATCATGCCACGCATACCGTTTCCAAACAATACGACGGCAGTGACAGCTATTCTTTGCATGTGGAGTCCGATTCGGGCACCGTTTTCCGCAACCACATGGTCGAGACGACACTACATGCCCGTCTTTACAAAGCAGGAACGGAAATCACGGACCGGATTCCCGATGAAAATTTCCTCTGGAACCGCATCAGCGACGATGCCGACAGCGATGCACTCTGGAATGCTGAAGAACATCGGGGACGCACGCTGCGGATTACCGGTGAGGATGTGTGGCGTAAGGCGGTGTTCAACTGTGAAGTATTCATGTAGGCAATATGAGATAACCAATCTTGTCTATAAACTCATTGCCCACGCATACGGCTATTCTTATACAAACAAAACGTATGAGCAGCCGACAAGTTATCGCGCGTGGGCAAACCACGATTTACATACAGAAGGATTCCTACACAATCAGCCAATCGCTCGGGGAATACGTCTTTCCCGCAGACCATTCGGGGAAGGTGCTCTCTGCCGTAAGCCTGACATCGACCATCAAGGTCACATGCGGCGATTCGGAATACAAGGATTTTACCATCGGAGTGATTGTCAAACCGGCCGGATTCTCGTCCATTTCGGTGGATAACAGCCGGAAAACAGTGACCTATACGGTTGCCACCGGAACGACAACCCTTGCCGAGCACGGCTCTTTGGATATTCCCGTTACCATTGCAGGGGCGGTTTACAGCCTGTCGTTCGTCTGGTCGAAAGCGAAAGCCGGTGCGCCGGGCACTGCCGGTGCCGATGCCAACCTGCTGGACTGGGTACGGGAATGGAATACCGGTAAAACGCTTATCGACAGCCATACTGTCATCACGCCGAAACTCTTTGCCGGTGTGAAGAACGCGGACGGCACCGTGACGGGTACTGCCATCGGCCGCTTCTCTCTGAGTACGAAAACCGCTTCCGGCGGTATTGCCACCGAAACCATCGACGGTATCTGCGGCTTCAGGAACGGATCCAAAACCTTTCTTTTGGATAACGGCGGCAACGTCCAGCTCGGTTACGGCGACCAGTTTGTCCGCTACGATGCTTTAACCGGCAAAATCACGTTCGGTGCGGGTGTCAGCCTGAACTGGACCAACGCCATCCAGCAAGCCAAGACTGAAACGCTTAACGCTGCCGCCGCTACTGCCCAAAGCAAAGCGGATGCCGCATTGGGCAGTGCCAAGAGCTATGCCGACACGAAAAAAAGCGAAGCCGTCACGCAAGCCGGTAAAGACGCTGACGGTAAAATCTCGGCACTGACCGCTACGTTGAACACTTCCATTGCCGATGCCAAGAAAGCCGGTACGGATGCCCGTGCCGTGGCGGATGCCATTACCTCGAAAGCCAATGCGGAAGGCTGGTCGAACAAGCTGACCTACATCGATGCAAACGGCATATTCACGGGGAAACTGTCCGCCAATACCGTCAATGCCATCAACATCAATGCCTCGCAAATTACGGCAGGCACCATCGCTACCGCCCGTCTGAATGCTGCGGAAATCCGGTCGAACATCATCAATGCGGCATACATCAACGGTCTGACGTGTGCCTTCGTTCGGGGAACTATCGGCGGCTGGACTATCGGTGCAACCACGTTATCCAACAGCCACATATTGTTGGATAGCGGCAACAAACGGGTGGTCGTGTACGGGGCAAGCTCTGGAGCGACAAGCGGCAAGCGAGTGCAGATCTATTACAACTCCGATACGGATTTCGGTTTCTATGCCACGGATGCTGCTGGCAACTGCCTTGCCCGTTTCGGTTCTGCCAACCAGATTGCCGGGTGGAACATCGATGCGAACCGTATCTACAAGAACAACATCGCATTGGGTGCGGACGGCTCCATCATGAACGGCAGCAAATGGAAGCTGAACAACGACGGGTCCGGCAGTATCGCGTCGGGAAACATCTCATGGGATGCAGCCGGTGCGGTGACCTTTTCGGCGGCGGTGTCGTTGAACTGGAAAAACGATATAGAGGCTGCCAAACGTGCCAACTTCGGTTATCCATATTATCACAAAATCGTCATTTACGGTGAAGAGGATAAATACTATCCTGTCATTTTCAAGGGCGGAGACCAGACCTTCAAACGGGATATTCTTATCCGACGTGCATATAGTGAGCAAGCCCCTGACAGTTGGAACAATACAACTCATAAAGGTGGACTTGTCCTATTGCTGAAAGCCAATTTCGGCGGTTGGGGCGGCATTGGCTACTCGTGGGACATCTATGAACTTTCAGAGACATACTGCCGCATGTTTGCCGGTGCACAATTGTGTGGTAATTGTTGCATGTTCGCCGTGTTCCTGCGCGGGGGCGGAACGACTGGTGCGGTGTACCATATCTACTCGGATCAGCCGATAGTGAACAACATTTATAGTCCATCTCCGATTCCGGCAGCACCGCAGATTGCCTACAACTGCGATCTTATTTTTCAGAGCGGTTCGAACACGGCTAACGCTCCGGGTGCCCGTACCCTCACGGCGACAGTTCAGGAGGAGATACGCCGTCACCGGTTCATCGCTTTGGCTCAAAGCTCTGACAGCACATTGGCTGCGCATCCACTGACCTACATTGGTTCTACAGGCATCTACACCGGCACGTTGACTGCGGCGCAGGTCAATGCCGTTTCCATCGATGCGGGCAGTATCCGGACGGGGACGCTCAGTGCCGACCGTCTGGCTGCCGGCAGCATCAATTCCACAAAACTGGATGCCGGCAGCATCAAGGCCAATATCATCAATACGGACTATATCAACGGCCTGACCTGTACTTTCGTGCGGGGCAAAATCGGTGGCTGGACCATCGGCGCGGACAACATCACGGCCGGCAGTGTGGGTGCAGTCGGAGCCATGCCAATCCAGATGCGGACTGCGGCCAGCGGTTCAGGTTACTGGTACAACGGCGCATACAAACCGCAGGGCATCGTAATGACATGGTACCAAAGCAGCAATGCGGGGCATGTGGTTTTCGGTCAGATTGCCGCTTCGGGCAACAGCGTGAAAACCGGTTTTCTCGGCATCCAGATGATGACATGGGACCATGTGGAATACTTCTGTCTGTCGGCCAACTACACCAAATCGGGAGCCAAAGAGATTTACAACCGCATTGCCGGATGGGCATTCGACAACACCCGCATCTGGAAAAACAACGTCTCGTTGGGTGCCGACGGCTCCATCACCAACGGTACGCGCTGGAAACTCAACAACGACGGTTCCGCCTCGTTCGGTTCCGGCCGGAGCATCTTCAACACGGACGGTTCGGGACAGGTAGCCAACGGCAAATTCAAATGGGATGCCGCCGGCAACATCATCGCCCAAGGAGGCAAATTCAAGGATGTGACCATCCAAGGCACCATCCGTAGCGCGTTCGTGCAGAACGACCCTTCAATTTGGATTGTCGTGGGCGGCGGCACGACCAGCGATGTGCAGACCGACCCCGTGCACTACGACAACGTGGTCTGTACGCAAACAGGCGGCTGGAACGAGAACATCAACCTGCAATGGACCTTGGAAAACTCCGGCCGCCGGATTTGCCTTGTCAATTACAGGTGGGGTTCTACCATCTCTACGGGAGTGATGAGCATTACGGCTCCCAGCGGCAAATATTTCTTCGAGGATGGAATCTCGAAAACGACGCTCAAATTCTCCCGCGAAGTAATTGAAATGATTGGTTACGGGGACGACAAGACCTTTTTCGGATGGATTGTACTCAACCGCCGGGACCTGATGACAACCAGCCGATACGGAAAGTTCCAGCAAATCCTTGTTACAGGCATTGTTACCGGAACAACTTCCAGCGCATCCGTCCGTTTCCTCTGTTTCGACGGTTCGAAATCGGTATCCGTCAGCCGATTGGGAAAAGGGATGTACCGTATCTATCTTCCTTCTACGTGGGGGCTGTCGAGCCGCTACCTCGTCATGGCTACCGGAATCTATTCCACGGCGGAAAACACTCCGATTTATCCGACGGTAAAAGCAATCTATTCCTACTATTTCGACATTTACACGCAGGATGACGCTTCCCGGAATGACGGCTCGTTCAACTTCCAAGTAATCAGTACGGCGGACTGGGATTTGTAATTTTTTTGAAGCATTGTCACCTGTTCGGCACCCTGCCATGCTATTCTTTCATAAACTCTGCTTTATGAAAATTATCCGCATCACTACGACAAAGACAGCACAGGAACGCACGGAACGTGCCTTCTACAACTTGGATTTTACCATGACCGACGGGGCACTGGAACGTGTGGTGGCTACCGTTTACACTCCCGAGAGCCGCCTCGACAGCGACCCGGCACCGGTCTTCATCGGCACCATCACTTACGAAAACGGCCAAATCTTCTGCTCTCTGCCCAAGGACGCCTCCATTGCCGGTCTGATGGGCGACTTCGAAAACTTCATGGTCCAGATCCAGTCCGCCGTAACGGATGAACACGCAGACAACGAATAGTACGGAAACCTAATTATCAGAATATGGAACTAAACATCAAAGACCGGCTCTACATTCCGGTCATCCTGCCCAAGGAGGGCACGTTCAAGGATTTCAACACCAAGAAAGAGATTCTTCGCAAAATCGAAATCTCCGCCGGTGAGCGCGAGGCGGTCGGCCTGCACGAAAACGAGGAGAACGGGCGCATCGAGTGGGACATCGAGAAAGACACGCCGCTGGCCATCGACTTTGCGGGGGATGAACTTGCCTACCTGAAACAGGCGTGCGAGAAAATCTCAGACGAGAAATTGCCGGACGACATGTGGATTGTCGTGGAAAAAATATATGACGGGAAATAGTATAAACTTATGTTATAACAAGTCCCCTGCATTAACATTAGTCTGGCATTGCCAGACTAATGTTTTACAGAATTAAATAAAATATCGATAATCGTACGTTGCTCCATTATATTGATGCAGTAAATTACCCACCTGTGCCAATGTATTAGAAGTGTCAATTGTTGCTGGCAATTTCGTATATAGATTGAATGAATTCCAATTCATCTTCGTAAATCCTATAATTTCAGAGGCAATAGTAGATAGATCTCCTTTACCATAATACTTAGTTATTTTTAGAGGAGCTGGAATACACCTGCCACCGGGATAGTAACGCCGTCCACCCCGAATTGATGGAACGACACCATGTGTCCATAGTAAAGCATTTCTTGATGACAATTTTATGCACGTTCCGCGCGATACCGGATATGAATCGTCAGAAATATTGTTGTCATAAACTCTTTGTGCTATAAATTTAGCATTGTATTCATAATTGATGGTTATCAAGTCGATGTCTTTAATTCCCGCTTGACTTAGCGCATGGGTAATGCCTTCAATCTCTTCATTTCTAAATGGTGTTCGTTTATGAATGACAACCCGACGAGGTAATTTATCCATGGATTTAACGAACAATTCTCGTATAGTAATTCCAAATTTGAAGGCTTCCTCATAAGTTAAATAAGGATTCTTTTTCCCATCAAATTGAGGTTGCTCAACTTTTGATAATTTGTATCTTAACCCTTGACCTTTTGCGTTGTATATATGGCTACAACCCAAAACGATGTCCACTTTTCCTTTACCATTTGTTTTGACGCTATAACCAATACCTGCATACGCCGTATCTGAATCAAGACTGGCCAATGCCCAAGGGATACGCATTGCCTTAACAAATAAAGCTAATGACAACCACCAGCAGATTTCACATACCATTGGGTCCTTCAAAGTTTTTTCTTCTATGATTTGAGTTGTAAAACTGTGTTGAGCCGCATAAGCCTTTATATAGTTGTGCAAATCAAACGATTCTCCATCATGTTTGAACTGTTTGTGTAGACTCCAAGAAGTAGGAATGTAAATTACAACTACAATTCCTGGATATTTCTCGGCCAAACTACCGGCCTTATGACATATTGATTGCGCAAGGCTTATTGTATCTCTTGGTGTATCTTCTGTTTTTATCCACTTATCCGTATCGCTGTCCGGAATTTCTAATAATGTTTTATATATACTATGGAATCCTGTATATGGCTGAATGTAATCTGAATTATCGTTAGCTTGTATAGTTGTGTTTAAGCGTTGTAAAAAAGATTTCAAACTATTGGTGTGAGCATTAGGACAAATTACCCCCAGTCTTACATTTTGTGGCAAAACATCTTTTTGCCAAGAATCATAAGGCTTATGATTAGATAATCCTCTCATAGGATTTGAATCTAAAAAAGGCCTATCTGCAAATGTATTTACGAATTCCAATTCAGGTTCTTTGAGTTGAAGGCCCCAATAAATCGTTCTTCTATTATCATACGATCTTGAAAAATATCCTCGTTCAGTGCTGTCTTGATATTGTATTTCGGAAAATCCGCTATTGTTGCTTATTTGGAACTTAAATCCACTGCCAGAATTTTGAGGGAACTCAAAAATAAGACGTGCATTGCCAAATACGATATTTTCCCATTGAATAAGTTTATTGCTATATGCCTGGTTCCACATTTTATCCAGATATATCCGCGCATACTCCTGCTTTTTCTCTTTTGAAACCGAGCGTGGGTTTTCTATATATATTGTTGGCCGCAAGGAAAGCAGGGCGTATTTTTGCTGTGGCACAAAAATAAGTGAGCATTCTATCGCTTCATGTAACAAGGTGCCATTATCATTTCTGAAAATATCTGAGCACCAAAGTGTATTATGTTTAACATCGACATTTAGACCTCGCATTGCTGCAATACTTTGGAGCGTAGCCCTTAAGAACAGTTCTCTATAACTGCTTTTTCGTTCTATGTCCGATGCAGGAATATTTGGCTTGCGTAGCATCTGAGAAATCCCATGGTTCCGGATCTGCTATATTATTCGCAAGATATTCAATAGATGCGTCATAATTAGGGAACCAACAAAAGTCAAAAAGAGCCGAATGAAATTTTTTCATAAACGTAAGTTTTTTATATTGTCAATAAATAAAAAGACCGCCATGTAATATTATGACGGTCTTATTGTATCCTTTATGTTCGATATTCGTGGTTACGGATAGACCCGTACGTCTATATTTCATTATATGATGCAAATATAATACACGTTTTTTCGAGGTGCAAATTTTTTGCCAACTTTTTAGTTGCACTATGAAAACGTAGCCGAATACACGTTTATTGTCCTAACGTATGGAAATGATAAAGAGCGAAATTCGTAAGATTGGAGAAGAACTGCAATTGATTTGATAAGGATGGGGAGGGGCTAACGCATCATTTTACGATGAATAGCAGAAGCGAGTAAAAGGCTGGGATAGATTCCCGGCCTTTCCTATTCGCGTGCCGCCCGATCTGCGGGGTTGGGTTCTCGGAATTTCACTGCTAATTTACAGGCATTCAATCGATAATTTTCAAATTGAGTGCTGTTGCTATATAAAAGATTATACGTATTGCCTAAATCCGGGACATATAGTGTTACGGTTCCTTTGTGTAATTCTGCAACAAAAGCAGCATAGTTAGATAAAAATGCCTCTTGTGATGTTCCTTTGATCAAAAATGTCAATGTTACGTCACGTTCATTTACAACCGGTGAATCCGGAACAATAATATCTATTCCGTTTTGTGTTGGATCGTCATTTTCGACAAATTCTTTGAGAGATGGAGGTGTAAGGAGGGCTGCATATGCTCCTGAAAGCATGGCAACTCCCATTGTAGATAACGGTTTGTTATTTATAGTTACTTCTGTTGTTGGCATGTTTTATAGGTTATCAAGTTTTCGATTTATTGCAACAAGAGTTTCGCCCATTGCAGGCAATATGCGGGTGTATGTTCGAATATCTGCGACATTACCATTCAATTGAATCATAATATCTCGGATGTCGAAAGTCACATTACGCGTATCCATATTGATCGATCGAAGCAGCTCCATACCATTGACAAGGATGTTCATTTTACCTTGCATGTCAGTAAAGCGACCGTTGAGTTCGTCGCTTGTGTCTTGGGACATTGCCTGAAAACCGCGTGAAGTAGCATTCTGGGTAGATGCCTGATTGTCGGATAGCAGAGAACCTGCCCATCCATATTTATCATCTAAATATTTTTGTAAGTCATCAGCCATTTTATAGGCCTCCTCTTGTTCCTCGGCTGAAAATACCCCATCTAACCAGAACTCTTGCAATTTCTCGCGAATTTTCTTCATGGCTTCGGAAGATTGTATGGCAGATTTAATACTTTCTATTACCATTTGACGCATCATATTCCGAACCACATCTCGTGCGGTTCTTGCCCGATCTTCCCCGTTTGCCCATGCATCGGCGTAAGCTGTTGCGAAATTATCAATTGCAGATTTTAGATCTTCGCCAAAAATTGCATCTAAGGCCTTTTCCTTATTTTCTTCTATTTGTTTATTTATCTCATCAATTTGATTTTCCCATTCTTTGATTCGTTCTTCATCCGTGTCTTTTTTACTACGCTCTTCTGCTATTTGATTTTGTATCAATATTTTTTGCTGTTCGAGTAATTCATTTTGTTGTTCGATAAGTTCAGAAGCATCTGTAGAGTATGCCTCTTCAACGGCCTCCCCGAGTTCATCATATGATTTTTCGAGAGCATCAATTTGATCTTGTAAGCGCTGAATGTTACGTTCTTTTCGTCGATCTCCGCTGAAAAGGTTTATCAGGCTGGTGATAGCCGACACAGTTCCTTGAATGCCTTGAACAATATTTCCAGATGCGAATCCACTCACAGCTTGTGCTGCTCCGCCTACAGCACCTGCAATGTTGTTAATGGAGGCCGTCGTGTCTTCATCTGCTCCCAATGCTGACGCAATAGAAGACACACCGCTTATCGATGCAGCAACGATGTCAATTGCCTCCGCTACTGCTTGCCAGGCATCTTCACGTAGCTTTACAGCTCGAAGATCATCCCCATCTGCAAGTGCCTTTTTATAAGCCTTGAAGTTTGCCGAAATACTTGCGAATGGATTCTTCCGAGTGGCTATATCTGCTGCTTGGTCAAGTTGATCGGTTACTGTTTTCAGATTGATAGGGTCGAGGTCGGCATCTTGGAGCAGTCTGTTTATGTTGTCAATAATACGCAATATCTCACGGCTCGACAAGGCGTCGAGGTTTTGGAACAGATTAATCCAGTCATCGGTTTTCATCAGTTCGTCCACCTTGATTTGTCCGATTTCCTCTGTTTCATGTTTGTCGATTTGAGGAATAAGGTCGGAGCGGCCGTTCTTTGTTGCTGTTTCCCTGTCTTTGGCGTGTTTCTCGCGTATCTTGGCAATCTTATCCTCCATCGTACCGTATTTCTCGACAATGGTATTTAGGCTGGCCGCAATTTCCGCTTGGTCGATCTTGATACCCAAATCGGTCGCTTGCTCTTTGGTGATATTTCCAGCCTTCAGAGCATCTTCTACCCACTTGCGGAACTCCTCGTATTTGTCTTTTATGCCTTTGATGCGGCGATCTTCTTCCGAGAGCGTGTCATCGGTGATCTGCTTGTATATCTTGTCAAGCTCTTGGGCGTATTTCAGTTCTATGGCAGCTCGGTCATCGGCATTTTTTTGCTGAATATTCGATTGCCTTTCCTGAAAATCTTTTGTTTGATCTGCAGTTATGATTCCACCCTGCGCGGCTTTAAGTTTCGATTTATCCTGCTCGAGTTTGTTCATTTCCTCTTTTGTGCGCAAGTCTATTTCGGCCAGCTCTTTCTGCTTGCCATCTTTCAAAATATCGATGCGCGATTGCTGAAGGGCTTTATCATTGGCGAGAATAAGATCGGATAGCTTTTTCTGGGCTTTGGCGGCATCCGTCACCGTTTTGCCCGAAACGCTGTATTGTTTAATTTTCGAATCGTATTCGGCGATTTTGGCGATCAGCTCATTCCATTTCGCTGTCCCTTTCAATGAAACGTCCATCGCTTCGAGAGCTGCTTCCGCCTCCTTCTTCTGTCCTTCCCAATAGGATTTGTTGCGATTGGTTTCTTTTCTGTCTGACCGTAGGGATGATATTTCATTTTGTTTGGTTGCGATTTGAGATAGATTCGACTGTTTAAGCGACTGATAATAATCTTCGCTCTCACCATACAGAGGAAGCAAATACGGGGCTTCTTTTTGCTTATTGCGTGCATTCTCAATTAAACGGTCGATTTCTGCGTTTTGGGCTTTCAGCTCGTCGATATTGCCCTGCAATGTGGCAATCTTGACCTCCGCAGGGGCAGCGTCCCACTCGGCGGCTTTTTGTGTTTCTTTTAGTTCATAGAGCTGTTTGCGGTACTCGTCCAACTCAGCCTCTGCATTTTTATAAGAAAGACTAAGTCCGGCCATTGCTGTCCTATCACCGAATTTCATAGCATCTGCTATCGCTTGATCTAACCTTTTGACCTTTTCGAGGGCGGCATCATACTGCTCTTGCAGATTGTTCTCCTTGCGTGTGTCGTTGATGTCGTTGAGCTCCTTTGTAAGATCGATAAGCGACAGGAGCTTGATTTCCTCCTCGCTGTACCGCTGCAACAGTTCGGGGTAGAGACGTATCAGCTCCTCGTAGGCTTTGCGCTTGGTGTAGGCCGTGCTGACCTCGTCCTGCATGGTCGCATGCAGCTGCTCGGCCTTATTCTTCTGTTCATCGAGCTTCTGATTGTAGGCGTCGATGGCGGCGTTTACCTTTTCGTAGGCTATCTCCTCTGCGGATTTCGCCGTGATAATCTTGTAGAGTGTGACGGCAAACGCGGAGGCGGCCGCAGCGATCAACACATAGGGATTCTTCATCAAAGCCGCATTCAGTGCCTGCGTCTTCTTGGTCAGCGTTCCCATTACGGTTTGGAGGGTGGAGAGACCGAAAGCGTGGGCGAGCGTTACCGTCCTGTGTACCCTTTCCGTTGCCGTCAGGACAACCAGAGCCGCCTTATATGTACCATAGGCGACGACAAGCTGGGCGACAATGTCCAGCACCTGATTATAGTTCTCGACGAGTGAAATCGTGCCTTTGAGTGCACCTGCAATGATGCCTTCTTGCGACTTGCCGAGGTCGTTGAACATCATGTCGAGAGCATCGCCGAGATTGGAGATGAGGCCCGTAATGGTTTTGGATTGCTCCTGCATGAGGTTGTGGAACTTCCCGCCCTCGTTCGTCATGCTTTCAATAGCCTTCTGCACCTCTGGAAAGCCTATTTTGCCTTCCGTGACCATCTGTGAGATTTCCGCGCGGGTCTTGCCGAGTTGCGTTGCCAACTCTCCCGCGAGGTCGATGCCTCGGCTTTGGAACTGCATTACGTCACGCGTGTATAAACGCCCCTGTACGGCCGTCGTGCCGTACAACCACGTGAGGTCTTGCAGGTTCAGTCCCAGACCGGCCGCAACATTACCGAGCCGAGTCAGTGTGTTGGTAATATCCTCTGCTGCGAATCCATATGCGAGAAGCTGGCGGGCGCCGCTGGCCACGCCTTGCAGGTCAAACGGCGTTTTGGCGGCCAGTTCGACCATTTGTGACATCAATGCATCAGCCTTTTCTTTACTTTGGAGCAGAGTTGCGAAGGCCACTTCGAGCTGTTGAAACTCGCCACGAGTTTGCGCGATTTGTTTCACCAGCCCCGCAAGCGACACTCCGACGCCGATTTGTCCGAGGGTGGTAGCCAGGCGACGCATTGCAATATCCATACGGTCGGCGTCCGTCACGACACTGGACGTTACGGTTTTGGCCGTTTTCTGAAGTTCACGGAACTTGCGAATTGCTTCATCGTTATCTATGACTACGGTAAGGTTTATACTCATAATACGATGACGGTTTTATCTTTATTGATTTCTACCTTTGATCCGCTGATGTTCACGACTTTTATTACGGCATAATTCGAAGCGTTGATTGTGGCCGAGGCTCCATGCATAAGAATGACAGTGTGGACGAAATCTACTCCCGAGGCTTCTATTTCAGCCGACGTATTGCCGACTAAGCAAATGTATTTTCGCTTGTCGAGCCTTATGCATCCGCAATCCACATACATGTTGCAATCACTCACTTCGTTTTTGTGAGCTTGAAATATTCCCAGCGGAGGGAAATTGTTTTTATGGCAAAATTCAAGTCCTTGTGGCGTAAAAAACAGAGAGGTCAGGGAGTGAAAATTTTTCACTTTGTCCAGTCGTTCGCAGGCGCCGAGTGCGGACGCGGATTTTAGGATGTTGTCAAGCATATAAATTATTTCGTTTGTTATCGTTTGCCTCCTGCCATCAGAAGAAGTGTGTTCATTGCATTAGGATCGTTCATGTCAATTATATCGGGAACTTTTGATTGTTCATTGTTGGGAATATTAGTTGTTGATTTACTTTTACAATCCGTTTTTAGAGCGTCGGAAATCATAAGCTGTACGTTAGCCCATGAAATCCCCCAAAGAATATATTCAAGAGTCCAATGATAGCGGTTTATAAGATTATCTATTTGTCCCCAGATACTGCGCCCTCCGTAGTGGCTATCCGCTCCGCTGTTGTCGTTGGGGAAATCATTACCCGCAGCGTTCTTACCAAGCGAATAGCGTTCATAAAATCCGCGTAGTAGGATTGAAATACGATGGTGGACAAAATGTTTGTAAGAGCTGTTGTATCCATTGTAGGGGACCAGTATATAAGTTTTGTCCGCTCTTTTAGCATATCTTCGATTTCTTGTTGCGTCCGAAGTGTGGCGATAGCGATTATTTCGGCCACCTCTTTTGATTTTTCGGAGCATATGGTCCACATACGTTTAACAGCACCCTCCATCTGTTCGTCGTCGAAAATCAGATCAAGGTCTATTAGTCGGCGACTTATCATCGCGAGTCGTCCGAGTTGGAGGGGGTATAGGTAAAGGGTTATTTGTTCTTTGTCATTGCCTTCAATCTCGAACGATTCAATTTTTTCAGTCAGTGTGTCAAGTGCACGTTGTTCTGTAAGGCGGCCGACTTCTTCTTTTTTCATATTATAAACTATTGTTTTTGCTCCCGCCCCGTCCTCGAGACGTGATGCAAGTCGTCAGCTTTCCAGCGGGATAGAGAATTTACAAAACGCTCTTGGTATATTCCGGAGTTGTAATCGGCCACCAGGAATAACCACCTTGTTCCGGAGCTAAAACTTTCGCAGATACTTGAATTTGGAGCGGGTCGGTTTTATTGATTCCACCACCCAATGTCGCTACATATTTTAACCTTGCAAAAGCGATGGAGCCTCCACTTTTGGAATCGAATACGAATGCTTTTACTCCTTCGTAAATCTCGCCTTTTGCAGGTTCTGTAGTTCCGAAGTAAAATTCCATCGTGTCGTCGTCAAAATCTACGACATTCCAAGTAACTTCTTTTGTGCCTGTCGTTTCGTCGATTGCAGAGTAAAATGGGTCTGCTTCTCCTTCCCGATAAAAATCATTACTGGAAGGTATCGCGAAATTGGTGGAAACACCACCATTATAAGGCTGACTGATTTTGGTGAAAGCCTTCATTAAGTCGGCAGCCTCAGCGTCTTTTACTCCTTTCGGGAGAGGATTACCTGCATGAACGGCTTTCAGTCCGATTATTTGTCCCATGTTTAATATTTTTTAAGTTTTACTTTGAGGTTTGAAAATGTGTAGGAGATCCCCTCCTCACTAATAAGAGTTTCATCGCTCACATCAAAGAACCAGCGTTCGTTGATAGGGTAGTATCCTAGTGAATCGAAAGCGAGACGAGTTAGTTCGTTCAGACGGTTGCGATCGGGGTAGCGTTGCTCTTCACGACCGATTGTCGGTGTTGTGTCCGGTACATAAATGTTTACATTTACGGTTGCCACCTGCGAATCTCCGACGACATTTGACAATGAGCCTACGACGATAAATTCTCCCGAAGGATTATTCGGGTAGTGGTCCGCATACATCATCGGCACGGTCTTCCCTAACAGCGAATCCCGGATGCGATCCCAGACGAGTTTGAATATTTCCGTAGAGGTCAGGTTCATCGCTTTTTCGATTTTAAGAATCGAGCGAACTCCGCTTTGAGTTTTTCAGCAGTAGATTCCACCCAGTTTCCCGACCCTTCGAGAACGTCGAAACCTTTAGCCTCGACATATTTCGCGTATTCCATACCGGCTACCCATACGAGATATGTTTTGTTAGCGGGAAGTTCACGGGCGACAGACCGGGCATGTTCAAGCCCTTTGGCATGAGCTTCATCGGCACCTTTGTTCCCTTTAGGATTGCCGTCCGGTCTGACACGGCGGTTATACTTGAAAGATTCAGCAATGATTCTTCCGTATTGTACCACAACATACCCGATGGAGTTGCGTAGGTTACCCGTGTGATCGGTATAACTACCGTGTTCGCGGGCGTACTTCACCACTCTTTCCCCCAACGCCGACAACCATTCTACAGCTTTTCGGTCGTACTCTTCTTTTGCTCGCGCAAATTCAAGTTCCACCTCACGCCAGTTGGTACACTTTACAGCCATAATCTCGTGTTTTCGTAACGTTGTCCGCTTTTGTAGAATCCCTGTACCGGATACGACGCCGTGTCCTTGTCTTTCGGTTTGGCCTCAGTGCGGAGCGAACGGTCGAAGATGTTGAATCCTCGGCTGTCGAATATGCGTACTTTCGTCCCGATAGGAATTGGCTGTGTATCTGCAGGCATCGTAACCTCGAAAGAGTAGAGGAAGGCATCCCCGTTTTGCCCTTTGATTTGCTGTGCTCGTCCATTCTGACGGGCATTGCATCGTCCGATGACACGCCATTCATGCGCACCTTCGATCCACGAACCATCAGGATTTTGCGAGGCGTCCTCCTCGTACCACATTTCGAGCGTATAGGGGAATCTTACCATTGGTCGGAAATGTCGGTAATTTTCGATCGAGTATCGAACTCTTCGGCAATATCGTCCAGCCCGTTTTCCTTTGCGATATGGAAAATGCGCTTTTCCAGTTTGTCCGTGTACGACAATGAATAGCCCCCGTTGCTCTCACTCGCAAGAACAATGAGATTTCGCAGAATGGCGATTGTGGCTTTTGCCACGCTAATTTTATCGGTTACCGTATAGTCTGCTTGAGTGTCTATTCCCTCGTCAATGCAGGCCTTTTCTTTGAGGAAAGGATCCACATCGTAAGGATACAGACTTGCCGATATTGCCTCGAAATTCTTCATACAACTACGATTCTACGGTCAGCGAATAGATGCCGTTGATTTCGGTGATAACCGGAAGTGACAGCGACTGTGCTTTCGTGAACTCTACGCCGTTAGAGTTGTCGGTTTCGCCCTTGCCCCACTGTGAAATGCGGATGCGTCCGTAGTTAGAGTAGGTGACACCCGGCTCTTGCCGCAGCTCGTTGTCGGCATAGGCGTTCTTGATGACGCCCAGTTTGCCCGCAGGTACGAACACGAGGTTCTTGTCGTTCCACGGCGAATACTCCGTAAGTTTACCGTTATCCTGAATACGGGTCATGCGGCGGATGACTTCGAATGTCGGGAATCCGTTCGAACGCATAAACTCGTTCAGGTTCGCCAGCAACAGCGGTGTGGACGACTTGTCACTACCGAATACCGCCAACTTCATCTTCTTGTTGCGGAGGATATACGACAGGCGTTTCTGCGAGAGCAGAATGCGGTCGAACGTAACTTTGTCCTGTGCAGCATCGAGGATGGCTTGAATATCCTCCAGCGTATCGACCGTATCTTTATTGCCATCCGTCCATAACGTTTTCGCGGTGGCAATGTTCTCGCTCGGCATTTTGTAGTCGATCGTACCGCGCACACCACCCTCTGGGTTATTGGACGCGTCAAACGTGAATACGCCTTTGTTCGACAATGCTCCGAGGAAGATGATGTCCAGTTTCGATTGCACGGAGTTCACGACCTTCGTAACATTGTTCCACATCAGATTGATGAGCTGCTGTGTCTTGGCCGAATCGGACAGCATCCGCGAATCGAGAATCTGCAACACCTTACGATACTCTTCGATAGGCATCGAATAAGACATCTGGTGGGTTAATACCTTCTGCTTGATCGTTTCCAGTCCCTCGGTTCCCATGATAGGCTCCTTACCTTTGGAGTCGAGCGTTGCAGCGGCGACGCTCAAATTGTACGAGCCGATCAACTCCTCGAAGTTCAGTCCGACGGTGGGGGTGTCCCAGTCGAGGAATCGCTCGTAAATATTTTGGTCGAATAGCCGCTTACGCAGTTCAGAGGCGGCATCGATGCGAATCTGCACCTGTTTAGTCAGTTCGCCGAAAATGGATGAATAAAATACTTCGTTCATTGTTTACCTCCTCTTTTACTGTCGTACATACTTGATTTCGGGGTTGTTCTTCAGGCTGTAACCCTGAAGCCATGCAGCAGGGACGGGATAGGCTACATCCTTGAGGATGATACCTGCATATCCGGCCGATACGGTCTGGAATCCGTTATTGGCGGAATAGACCATGTCGGTTTCGACAACTGCATCAGGCAGATTGTCGTCCGAGAGGACATCTACGCCTTCAGTCGCACCCGTTACGGCCGCTGCGAACGTGATCACATCGTAATCTGCATTTTTGGTATCAATGCTTTTTACGGTCGAATTTGACTCGCCGACCTTAACCGCATCTCCTACTTGGAGCATGGAACCCTTCTTGACATGTGGAGCAGTGGTTGTGCCGCCCGACAGAACACGTGCACTCTTGCATATGGAACATTCCATGTTGTCGAAGTCGAGCTTGATCGGCGTACCTTTGGGAATCTTTGTCCCTTCGGGATAGGTTCCCTTCAGTTTGAAGTCCCCCGGCAATACGGCGAACTCACCGCGCCAGAATATGGGGAAACCGCCCTTTACTTTTGTTTTTTCAAATACGATTGCCATGATTTTACGTTTTGGTTACTCTTTGTCCGGAAGTGTTTCAGCCCACGCCTTTGCGAGTTCTTTGCCCTGCGCTTCGGGCGTGGACATCGGGAATCCCGAACCTTTCCCTTCCAGCCCTGCGGTAACCAGATTTTTCTGCACGTTTGCGAGGTAGTCGCCGATCGTTTTTTCATCTGCATCGTCGGCGATGACGAATCCCTCTTTCATGCGCCACTCCGGAATACCGAGTTCTTTTGCCTTTGCGGAGATGAGATTGGCCCGGTCGTTCTTGGCCTTTTCAGCTTTCAGAGTATCGCTCTCCGCTTTGATGGCGTTGTAACGCTCCTCCTGTTGCTTCTTGTAGGCTTTGAACCACGCAGGTTCCTCATCGTCGGGTTCGTTTTTTTTGCCCTGCCCGCCCCCATTTGCAGGAGATGCCTCACTCTTTGCCTTGAGTTCGTCATACAGTCCTTTCAGTGCGTTGTACTCGGTGCGTGCACGATCAGCGTCAGACTGGAAAACTTTAAGGAAAGGTTCGACCCCGCTGACTGCGGTTTCAATTTGCGATTCATCGGTGACGGATTTTTCCAAAATGGAGGCTACTCCGTCGAGAGCCTTCGCTCCGAACCCCAAATTAGAATACTTGGTTTTCAGCGCTACGAGAATTTTCTCTTTCATGTTTTTTCGTTCTATATGGTTTCGAATAAATCATCATATTCGCACAAAAAAGGTCTGTCAGCCGACGCCAACAGACCCACTAACAATTACATGAAGGTTATATCGTTCTGCAACTGGTGGGCTGCGACTTCACAGCCTCTGCGACAAAAGTCAGTATGTTCGGCACATTATGCAAATTATTTTAAGGAAAAATTCGTTAAAAAAAGAGGAGAGCAATTCTCACTGTCGGAAAATAGCTTTATTGAAATGATTCATTCCAAAAAGTGCGAAAAATAGTGCAAGAAGGAGAGGTATCCCGCAATGGGAAATTAGATTGGGTTTGTGTCTAAATTGTGTGCCCGACTAAAAACAAACCAGTCACCTACAGGGCTGTAAGTGACTGGTTTTCTGTGTGGTGCCACCGGGAATCGAACCAGGGACACAAGGATTTTCAGTCCTTTGCTCTACCAACTGAGCTATGGCACCATCATCGACTGAAACTCGTGTGGGTTTCGAATCGTGGTGCAAAGATAGATATTATTTCCTGAAAACCAAAAAAACGACCGAATATTTTCCATCTCAGACTTTCATTTCAGGAACGGCAGGCCGGAATATCGGAAAATTTTTTCGGCCAGGATACCGGAAATTCAGGATTTTGGTTATTTTTGTAAAAACTGTAAAGATTATGAAAACAAGCAGTTTGATGATGTGTGCGCTGGTTGCATTGACAGCCTGCGGTACCGGAGTGAAGCAGAGTGTCCGTACGCCCGTCGAAATGGGCGAGCGGATCGAATTGAAGACGCCGGATCCCAAGATGGGACTGACTATCAACGAAGCGCTTGCGGCGCGCAGCTCGTCGCGCGACTTTTCTCCGGAGATGCTCTCTCTGGAGGAACTTTCGGGTGTACTGTGGGCTGCTGCCGGGGTAAACCGGGAGGATGGGCATCTTACCGCGCCTTCGGCTATGGCGCTCTATCCCATTCGGGTCTATGCTTTCCTGCCTGAAGGTGTGTATCGTTACGATTCGAAAGCGAATGTATTGAATCGGGTCATCGAAGGAGATCGTCGGGAGCTTACCGCGATGCAGGATTTCGCTTACACTGCGCCGCTCAATTTGGTGTATGTGGCCGATTACAGCGTTTATGCGGACCGGAATCAGCCGGTGGACCGCATCCGTTTCTGGTGCGCGGCCGATGCGGGCGGATATACGGAGAACGTGAACCTTTATGCCGCCGGAAACGGTCTGAAGGCCATTACACGGGGCAGCTTCAAGGAAGAGGCGCTGTTGGAGTTGCTGGGGCTCGATCCCGCACAATACGGTGTGATTCTCGCCCAGACGGTTGGCCGGTAG